CATGATGTGGCGGTACATGTAGTGCTCAAGGGAGTTGCCGACCTCCGCCTGGCCGTTGCGCTGCTTCTGGGTGGTGCGCCCGTGGTTCCCGGCGTGGCAGACCACGATGACCTCGTCGGCATCGGTCTCCTTGAGGAGGAAGTTTATCCCGCTGATGATGAGGTCCTCGACAAAGACGATGGCGTCCATGGGCAGCAGCGTGTTGGTCTCCTTGTGCTCCTCGGCGCACACCATGTTGTTGATGAAGTCGCCCAGCAGCGCCAGGACGATGGTCGCTACCCTGGTGTCGCGGTTGGTTATCTCCCACAGCCTGTGGCCGCCCTGGAAGAACCTGACGGCACGCTGTTTGCACTCATCCAGGTTGAAGGAGTTGGCCTCCCCTACCTCCCCCGGCAGCACCTCCTCCTCGGCATGCCAGTCGGAGCCTACCATGATGGCCGCGCTCTCGCTGGTGCCCGCTGGCTGCTTGGGCTGGATGTCGATGAGCTGCGGGGTGCGTTCCGACAGCCCCAGGGCATAGGATAGCTGCCTCTCGGTGTCGGCTAGCTGCTTGGCCACGTGGTCGAACTTGCTGCGCAGGTTCTCGGCCTTTGCCTTGACCTTCTCCTTCTCTATCTCTACCTGCTCCTTGATGCCCAGCTTGGGCGCGGGCGGCTTGGCCAGGGTAGGCAGCTTGGCGGCCTCCATGAAGTCCGGGAAGGTGTTGTAGCAGTTCCCCCACCTCCCCCGGAACGGGCTGTTGCTCCTGAAGTAGTCACGGCTCAGGGGCTTGCCGCCGTTCTCCTTGAACAGGCGCTTCGCCTCGGCGATAAGCTCCGTCTTAGTTGGCTTTTCCAGGCTCATTGTTCTCCTCGTGCGGGGATGCGTGCCCCCGCTGTCCTTGCTTTGGTTGGGATGGGCTTCCTCACTGATTAAGAGGCCGGTATTCACAGGACGGTGTAGCCTCCGGGTATACTGTTCCGCTCCTGGATAATCCTAACCATTCCTCTATCCCTGCCGTGTCCCATAATACCCGGAATTCCTGTCCCTTTAGCAGGGGAGGACCATGGAGGCAGCACTCAGGGTAACGGCCAAGCTCCCGCAGCACCACTCGGCCCTCTACCACGGCATACCCGTGGTCATAGAGTGGCCCAAGGGCAGCGTGCGCGAGGGCAAGGGCCCGGACGGGAAGCCCTGGCGGCGGACGATGAACGCCGACTACGGCTTCATCGACGACACCGAGGCCAAGGGCGACGAGGAGCCGCTGGACATCTACATCGCCTCCGGCGACTGGGCGGAGGGTGCCGACCCCAGCAACCCCAAGGTATACATAATAGAGCAGTTGGACGGCAAGGGCGACTTTGACGAGTACAAGCTGGTGGCAGGGGTGCCGGACCTGGAGACCGCCCAGGAGCTTTACCTCTCCCACTACCCCAAGGAGTGGGGGCAGGACAGGCTGGGGGACTGCTACGAGGCCGCCCTGGACAGCCTGAGGGGGAAGGTCGAGGAGCACCAGGGGGAGACCAAGCAGGCAGGGGAGCGCCATGGCGGGCCAGTGCCTACAAGGGAAGAGGCGGAGAAGGTACGCAGGTTCCTTCAGGAGCGGATTGGCCCCTCCGCAAAGGTGATGGTGGTAGGCTCTACGGCCGGGGGAACACAGGGCCCGGGCTCCGACATAGATATCCTCCTGATGCCCCCCGAGGGGGTCAATGTCAACGACTGGTGGATTGAGGAGCCCCTGAACATAGAGCGGGCGATGACGGAGATGGGGTATAGGTTCGACCATTCCCCGATGACGGCCGAGGTGCAGTGCGAGGTCTACCAGCACAAGGCAACGGGCATAGAGGTAGACCTGTTCTATGGGGAGCCGTGGAAGGGTGCCTCCATCTGGAAGCAGGGAGAGGAAAACATGGACAGGAAAACAGCAGGCGAGGAGGCAAGGCTCCTGGAGTCTATCCGGGGCACGGACAAGGACATGGCTGGGTCGAAGCTGTCGGGCTTCTGGCACGATGGCCCGGCGACCTGCATGGACTGCGTCCACAGGACCCCCCACTCCCAGAGGAAGGACGGCACGCAGGCAGACTCCTGCAAGCACCCCGTGGTCATGGCGGACCCGGAAGTCCAGGACAAGAAGCTACCGGACGGTACTATAGAGGTCGATGCCGACGACTGGTGCAGGTTCGCCAGGAAGCCCCAGAAGGGGGGCGGGGACGAGGAGAAGGCCAGCGGCCAGCCCGAGAAGCCTCCCCGCAAGGCGAGCATCGGCTCTATCTACATGAAAGTACTGGGCTCTATGGACTAGGGAGCAACCCTCCGTCAGGCAGTAACATCCACTAGGAAGGTGCAGGATGGGCGGCAAGCCTAAGGGGGTAACCATAAGGGGGGTAAGGTTCCGCCCAGGGGAGGTGGACTGGGAGGATGCCCATGGCGTCTCCAGGGACGCCCTTCCCGACTTCGATGCCATCCGCAACGGCGCTACCGGCTTCGTAGGGGCCAAGATAACCTCCGCAGGCCTGATAGGCAAGGTAGGCAACTACCTTATAGTCATCACGGAGTATGACGCCGGTGACCTGGAGTCCACGGAGTTCGACTACACCCTCATCCCGCTCCGCCCCAAGACCGCAGTCCGCTACCACTAGGCATCTCCTAGACTTTCCATTTCTTAACCAGGGGGCACCCTGGCCGCAAGGAGGCACCCCCATACCTTTGGCGTGCAAGGGCAACGGATGTCCCCGAACCTTAACCCGCTCCTGATACCCAGAAGAAGGGCAGCCCCGCCGCCCGCTGGCCCGCTGCCGGGGTTCGTGCCCCTGGGCTATGACTCCAAGACAGCATGGGAGGAAGTCTCCCTCTCGGAGCCTGCATACCACCTGCTCGGCGGCATCCTGGAGAGCGATAAGGACATAGCGTCCTGGCTGTCCAACGAGCAGGCGGAGGACGCCCCTGCCATCATGGGCCTCCTTTCCGGCAAGAGGATAGCCGTCATAGACATGGTCCGTGTGGCCTATGACAGGAGGGGGGAGGGGCTCGGGGCCAAGGCATTCAACCGCCTCCTGTGGAGGGCCAGGCGGGCCAAGTGCGATGCCATACTCCTGCTGTCCGGCGTCTATGAGAAGCAGCGTAGGGGCTTTAACATAACCAAGTTCTGGGAGGCAAGGGGGTTCGAGAGGATAGGGCAGACAGTCGGGGCAGTGGACAAGGGCGAGAAGCCCCGTAAGCTGCCCCTTATGGTACGCTGGCTCAAGCCTCTTCCCAAGACCGCCAAGCTGATAGAGTACGGCCAGCTCAAGAACATCCTCAGCGAGCTGATGGCGGACGTGGAGGGTAACCTCCCCACGCCTGACCTCAGGATTGTAAGCCATACCCGCCCTACCTGGGGGGGAAGGTGCCTGTGGACGCTCGGCAACCCCAACACTGTAATAGAGATACAGAAGTCCGTCACCGCCGACGAGAGGAGCTTCCGGCGCATCCTGGCCCACGAGCTTTGCCACCACGAGCAGTACCTCGTCTACTGGTCCGTGTACACCCCCCGGAACTTCAAGTTCATGACCAGACTGGAGGGGGGGCACGGCAGGGTTTTCCGCAAGATAATGGACAGGTGGAACGCCAGGCACGGCAAGGGCTTCGTCACCGTCACCTCGGACAAGGACATCCTGTACGAGTTCGAGAGCAAGCCCTTCTTCGTCTTCGTCCAGCGCTTCCTCGGCGGCCGCCCCATATGGCAGGCCTCCATCCGCCTGACCGACAGGCAGCTCAGGTTCATGTCCGGCAAGAGGCAGGGGGACTACAAGCTGGTCCAGACCGACGACCGCAGGTTCATAAACGCCCCGGTGATAGGCTCCGGCAAGGGATGGCAGTACATCCCCGTGGAGGAGCACGAGTGGGAGGAGGCCGCCATCAGGCTATGGGAGCAGCCCGACCTGCGCATGCGGTGGGACGCCAAGCCCCCCGCCACCAAGGAGGAGGAGCAGGCGCTCCAGAGGCAGAGGGACGAGGAGGAGAGGGAGGCCCGCAGGAGGCGCTACGAGGAGCTGGCCGCCAGCATAGGGAGGCACGGTATGCCCCCCACCACGGCAGCCAGCAGGGACACCGCCCCTACCCCCGAGGTCCTGGAGGAGGCGAGGCAGATAAGGGCGGAGGAGAGGGAGGGGGACAGCAGCAGCGCCCAGCTCATGGCGGGCAACTGCGGCAATACCGCCACGGCCGCCGCCGACAGGTTCGGCTGGGACATAGAGTCGGGCATCTACATCCACGAGGGCAGGGGGCAGGACCATACCTGGAACATCCTGGCGGACGGGACGGTAGTGGACATATCCCATGACCGGTTCGGGGAGCCGGACATCGCCGTCGCCAGGCCGGGCACCACGGAGCACGCCCGCTACCACCCGTACTGCTGGGCCTACAAGCCCCAGGAGGAGGCGGACGCCTGCCCGGTGTGCAACCCGCCTGGCGCGATGGCCAAGGATATGGCCAAGGCAGGGGACTCCCACAAGCAGACCCCGCACAGGGAGAACGAGTTCCCCGACCTGGACGAGGGCGAGGCCGTCGGGGGGTACGGTACCCAGCCCGAGTGTGTCGAGGGCAACAGGACGGGTCTGGGCATCGAGGAGCTGGCGAGGCAGGTGGAGATGACGGAGGTGCTGGATGGGACATAGCCCTGTTCCCGTTCCCAAGGAGGCGGTGGTGGGGCAGGTCTACCTCCTGCACTTCCTGGGGGAGGGCCTTGCCCACGGGGCGCAGGCCCGCACCCGGCACTACCTGGGGTGGTCCGAGGACGCGGAGTCCCGCATAGCCCAGCACATGCGCGGCACCTCCGGTGCCAGGCTGATGGAGGTAGTGAAGGAGCGCGGCATAACCTTCACCGTGGCAAGGGTCTGGGACAACGTCACGAGGGAGTGGGAGAGGAAGCTGAAGAACGCGGGCGGCCTGAGCCGCTGGTGCCCCGTCTGCAAGGCAGAGGGCACCATCCCGAAGTCGCGCCAGAGGACGAGGGCCGAGGTGCCTGCACCGCCCCCTGCACCGCCTACAGGCCCGGACTACGCGGGGCCCGAGGAGAGGGCGGGGGAGGACTTCGGCAAGGCCTCCGCATCTCACAGGCTCCCCAAGGGCGTGCGGGTCACCGTCAAGAGGGAGCGTCTGTCCGGCGGGAGCGACTGGTACATAGGGCACATCTGGAAGGACTACCAGTACGCGGGCCACTGCCCCGTCTATTCCGAGCTGCCGTCCAAGGCCCGGGAGGCGGCCATCGACTGGGCATGGCAGATGTTCCCGGAGGAGCACCCTGGCGGGGAAAAGGTAGCCTATGACTACAAGCAGATGTTCCGTACCATCCTTTCCGAGCTGGGGGCCCTGGACAGGCTGGCGGCCCGCAAGGCCGACGTGGAGATAAGCGCCTGGGTAAACTGGGCGAAGCGCGTCCTCCAGAAGCGCGACAGGATAACCTGGTTCCTCCGCCTCGGGCAGCTCAAGTGGGCGGACTACCTCGCCGATGCCTACCAGTGGTACAAGAGCCCTGGCTCCAGGGCGGAGGAGGCCAGGAAGTGGAAGGAGTGGATAAAGGCCAAGGCACAGCAGGAGGAGCCCCCTGCTACCCCGGAGGGGGCAGTCTCGACCCACATGGGGGCTGTCATGGCAAGGCTGGAGCACTACCTCAGCCTCCCCATCCCCGAGATACAGGGCACCGTCTTCCTGCGCCAGCAGCCAGGGGAGATACTGGACAGGTTCCATAGGCTGGAGAAGGACTGGAGGGACAGGCAGTCCCACCTCCTGAGGCCGCACCCGAGGGACGAGGGCAACGAGGCGGACGAGGGGGACGAGATAGTCCTGGAGTTCCCTGACGGCTGGGCATGGTGGAGGCTAGGCAGGTCTTACTGCCCCGAGGAGGCCCGTGCCATGGGCCACTGCGGGAACGAGGCCGCCGGGCCCGACAGGCCGGACGACCGTATCCTGAGCCTGAGGCATAAGGTAATCGTGAACAGGGAGACCTTCTGGGAGCCCCACCTCACGTTCATCTGGGACGATGACGGGCTGCTCGGCGAGATGAAGGGCAGGGGGAACGAGAAGCCTGCGCCGAGGTACCACCCCTATATCGTTGCCCTGCTCGAACGCAAGGACCTTGTCTTCGGGATAAAGGGCGGGGGCTACCTGCCGGGGAACAACTTCTCCCTGGAGGACCTGCCCCCGGAGCAGCAGGAGAGGGTGAAGAAGGCCAACCGCAGCCTGGTCAGCGCCTCGGAGATGTACAGCGAGTCCCGTGGCAGCATGACCGACGAGCTTCTCCAGAGGATTGCGGACAGGACCGTGCTCAGGAAGGACCAGTGGAGGCCGGAGGAGGAGGCCTTCGTGGTGGATAAGTACGCCAACCCGGAGTGGTTCATATCCACGGAGGGCAGCCCGTGGCTGGAGGCCCAGATGATGCTGGCCCGTGGGGGGTTCGGCAAGCACCCCAACCACCAGGTCGTGGAGGAGGGGATAAGGGACCTGCTCTCCGTCCTGGACGACAGGGAGAGGAGGGCGGTGCTGGAGAGGATGCCCCCGATTCCCGGGCCGCCCCTCCTCTCCCGTGCCCCCAGCCCCGATGCCCCCTGGCGCAGCGAGGACCTGCCCTCCCTGTTCATGGAGGAGAGGAACGACCATGCCCTGTGGTCGTACCTCAGGGGGGCGACACGGATACTCAGCGCCCCCGAGCAGCAGGGGGAGTACGAGAAGCTCTGGGGGATACTGGCCGCCGCCTGGGAGGCAGGCATCACCAGGGAGATGCGCCAGGCGGCCCTGGACAGGGTAAGGGGCTTCCTGGGCAACAACAGGCGGAACAATGTGCGCACCAACGATGCCTCCAGGGTAGCCTTCCCGGAGGCCAGCGACCCGGACTTCTGGAGCAAGCCCGTCCTGGTGGAGGTAAGTATCCAGGACGCCGTGCATCTTGCCTCCCCCTTCTCCCATGAGGAGTCAGGGTACTCCGGGGGCGAGGACACGGCCATCTACATCGACGACTACTGGGAGACCAGCCACGGGGCCGTCCTGTACGATGCCAGCGCACCCTACAAGAAGCTCACCCTCCCCTCCGACCAGAAGAGGGACCTCGACCTCAAGATGGACAGGGAGTCCGAGGGCAGGGAGGGCAGGTCGGTCAGGCAATGGCACGAGGACTTCCTCAGGGGCCGCCCCTACGAGTACCTGCGCTGGCTGCGGGAGGAGGTACCGGCCATCTTCGAGCAGGAGATGACGCCGGAGGCATGGGACGAGGGGAAGGCCAGGGAGGCCCTGATGGTGATGCTCCCCAGCCTCCGCTCCCAGGGGAAGGGCTAGATGGAGAAGCTCTCCTACGACTACATGGAGATGTTCAGGGGCATACTCTCCGACTTCCCCGGCCAGCTAGAGCACCTGAGGAGGGAGGTCAAGTGGGCCAAGACCCTCCGCAAGCAGGACCGCATCACCTGGTTCCTGCGCTGGCTCAGGATAGCGGTATACGACGGCATAGCCCTTACCCTGCACGGGGACAGCGACCCGGCCAGGAGGGAGCTGTCCAGCAAGTACGCCCGCCTTATGGCCGCCGAGATGCAGCGGATAGGCTGGTCCGACAGGGACATGCTCTACATCAGCCTGCACAGCGCAAAGGACAGCATCGTACACTTCCTGGGCATCCCCTCCCCTGCCATCCAGAACCTTGTCTGGGGGAGGCAGACCCCCGCACAGCTACTAGGCAGCTTCGAGGAGGCGGAGAACGACTGGAAGGGGGCGGACAGCGACAGGGCGCTCGCCCCGCACGAGGACGACCAGGTAGCCCTGAGGTTCCCCAACGGCTGGGCGTGGTGGCTGCTGGGGAGGGGCTACTGCCCCGAGGAAGCCAAGGCGATGGGGCACTGCGGGAACGTGGCAGGGAGGGACCTGCCGGGGCAGCGCATCCTGAGCCTCAGGCGTCCCGTCAAGGGCCCGGGCGGCCGGGAGGCCTGGGAGCCCCACCTTACCTTCATCCTGCATATTGCCCACAAGGCGCTGGGCGAGATGAAGGGGCGCGGCAACGAGAAGCCTGCCGCCAGGTACCATCCCTACATCGCTGCCCTCCTGGAGAGCCCCGTGGTGGAGGAGATATGGGGCGGGGGGTACCTGCCCGAGAACAACTTCAGCATGGCGGACCTGCCCAGGGACGTGCAGGAGGGCCTTGTCCAGAAGAAGCCCGCCCTGATGACCTTCAGGATGAGGCTGGCGAAGGAGGGTGCCCAGGGGCCGAGCGAGGAGCTGGTCAGGGACATCACCTGGAAGCTGAGCATGGGGGCTGACGACTGGTCGCCCAGGCTGCGGGCGTTCAGGATAGGCACCTGGAAGAGCGCCATAGACTTCGCGGGGCAGTTCGGCACGGAGGAGACAAGGCAGGTAATCCAGCTTGCGCTGGACGGGGAGGGCATACCGACCTCCTCCGATATGGGGGAGGACGAGTATGTCCTGGAGGCCCTGAGGGCCCTCTCCCCCGACAACCTGAAGAGGGTAGTAGACTACACCCGCTGGACGGACCCCAAGGCGCTGGAGTGGTGGGCCAAGAACCGGGGCAACCCGGATACCCCCGAGGGCATCGCCCAGATGATAGGGAGGATGGACCTTCCCAATATCAGGACGAACCTCTATAGCTGCTGGTACAGGGGGATGAAGAACGGCACCGTCTTCCAGCTCCTCCATGCCTGCTGCAACGAGATAGAGAAGCTAAACCCCGTCACCCCGGCAAGCACGGAGCTGGCATGGGGAGACCCGTCCCCCAGGGCCGTCCAGACATATACCCGCAGCCCGGACAGGCTCCTCCTGGCAACGCCCCTCTGGGAGACCGTGCCCCTGGAGTTCGCCGCAGCCGTGGCCGACGACGAGGAGAAGGACCCCAGGGAGATGCCCTACAGGTACGAGGAATGGTCGGGGCTAGAGCTGAAGGCTCCCCCGGACGGCTGGGGGGACTTCAGCAAGAGGACGGTGAACGAGGAGGCCAGGTTCTTCTTCCATACCGGGGACGGTATACCGGAGCAGCTTGCCAGCCTGGATATCGCCAAGGTAGCCTATGACTACATGGAGATGTTCCGTGGCTTCCTGGCAGACTTCCCGAGGTTCCAGCCCACGGTGACCAACACCATAAGCTGGTGCAAGCGGGTCCTCAGGAAGCGCGACCGCATCACCTGGTGGCTGAGGCAGATGCGCCTCTTCTGGTACAACCTGGTAGCCGACAAGGCCTCGGCCTGGCGCTATGCCCCTGCGACAAACTGGCCCGCCACGGAGGTTCCGGCCGACAACACGGCCATGATAGCGCTGGCAGACAAGTACCAGGCGCTCTTCGACAGGGAGGTGCGCTCCCTGGGTCCCCTAGGGCTCGCTGACCGGTCGAACTACCTGGACCTGGGGATGTTCGCCAACTCCAACCAGAGCACGATGGAGCACCTGCTCAGCCTGCCCGTCCCAGAGATACAGAACCTCGTGTGGGAGAGGCAGACCAAGCAGGAGCTTTTCAGGACCCTCCTTAACTACGAGACGAAGTGGAAGGAGGAGAGCAAGGGGGTCCTCCGCCCCCGCCCAGGGGACAGGCCTGTCATTACCTTCGGGGACGGATGGGCATGGTGGCTCCTCGACCGTGGGTACTGCGAGGAGGAGGCCCGTGCCATGGGCCACTGCGGGAACGTCAACGGGCAGAACCGCCCCTACGAGCGCATCCTCAGCCTGCGGAAGTCGGTGCGCAGGGGGGGCACGGAGTATTACGAGCCGCACCTGACGTTCATCCTCGACACCCGCGACAGCTCCCTGGGGGAGATGAAGGGCAAGGGTAACAACAAGCCCGCCCCCCAGTACCACCCCTATATCCTCAGGCTCCTGGAGAGCGACATAGTGAGCAAGGTGAAGGGCGGGGGCTACCTGCCGGAGCATAACTTCAGGCTGGGGGACCTCAGCGAGGAGCAGCGGGAGGAGCTTGCCCAGAGGAAGCCCTCCATGGCCGCCTTCTATATCCGCCTCAAGAGGGAGGGCCCCAGCCCGGCCCTGATAGCCGACATCGGCAGCGCCTTGCAGGTAGGGGGCTGGGACCCCGACCTCCAGGGGTACGTCATCAGGCAGTGGGAGAACATGTCCTCCCTGGCCGAGGACATAGGGAACGACACGGCGAAGTGGATAGCCAAGGTGGTGGGGGGCGGGGAGTTCAACCGACATGATAGCCCAGACTTCGAGTACGGCGACCGCTCGGAGGCCATGAAGATGGCACTGGGTGCCTGCTCCGACAAGACCCTTGACCTTGTGGTCAGGTGCCTTGCCTACAAGTACCCCACCAACCTGGTGGAGTGGCTGGAGCACAACAACACCGACTACAGCGGGCAGGCCACCGGGTTTATGGAGAGGGGGTTCGGCGACTCCCAGGCCCGCAAGTGGCTCTCCAAGCTCAACCTGAAGATAGACGGGGTCCTGGGCGATGACGATGACATCATAGACTTTATCGAGTTCGCAAGCCTGGACGACGAGGAGAGCACCCTCCTTAACGCCTGGACAGACGCCACGCAGTCCGGGACCGAGATAGACATGAATAGGGACTTCGAGCACGCTGCCAACGACCTCCTGGGCACGGAGTTCCCCTGGGGTACCATGCTGAGGAGGAAGGGAAAGTACTTCTGGGACGACCCCATCTATGAGTTCATGCCCCTGGCCAAGGCTATCGAGGTAGCAGACAGCGGCGAGGACAGCGCCAGCAGCTACATGGAGGCCAACGGCAGGGACGACAGCGAGGAGTTCAGGCTGAAGGTTGACGAGCCCTACTACGGATACAACGGCTGGGACGAGTCTGCCGCCGACGAGCGGATAAGCGAGGGGTTCAGCTTCAAGGAGGAGCCCGAGCCCGAGCCTCCCAAGAAGGCCAGGAGGCCCAGGAAGCCCAGGGCCCCCAAGCCAAAGAAAGTGATGTCGGCGCTCGGCGACATCGCAGGGAAGTCGGCGCTCGGCGGCATGAAGCTGGCCTACGACTACATGGAGATGTTCCGTGGGCTGCTCCAGGACTTCCCGGGCCGCAAGGAGACGATAGACGGGGAGATAGCCTGGTGCAAGCGGGTCCTCAAGAAGAGGGACCGCATCACCTGGTGGCTGAGATGGTTCAGGCTCTTCGAGTACCATGGCATACGCCACAACCCCATGTACTACTGGAGCAAGTACTCCACCACCGAGGTAGAGGAGCAGCTCCCGCAGAACATCACCCCCGCTATCCGAGAGAGGCTGGCCGCCCTTTCCAGGAAGTACGACAAGGCCTACACGGACGAGATGCACAGGCTGGGCTGGACCGACTTCCGGGGGGGGCACTACCCCGACTCCACCAGGCATACGGTAGAGCACTACCTGTCCCTGCCCGTCCCGGAGATACAGGGCCTCGTCTGGGAGAGGCAGCAGCCCTACGAGCTGTTCATGCTCCTGATGGGCCTGGAGGAGAAGTGGAAGGAGAGGACCAAGGGGGTGGTCGCCCCCCACGAGGGGGACAAGCCGGTCCTGACCTTCGGCGGCGGGTGGGCATGGTGGCTGCTGGACAGAGGATACTGCGAGGACGAGGCAAGGGCCATGGGGCACTGCGGCAATGTCGCCGGGCAGTACGATGACGACCAGCGCATCCTCAGCCTGCGCCAGTCGGTGAGGAGGGGCAGCGAGGAGTTCTACGAGCCGCACCTCACCTTCATCCTGCATACCGGGGACAACTCCCTGGGGGAGATGAAGGGGAAGGGCAATGCCAAGCCCACGGCAAGGTACCACCCCTACATCGTCAAGCTCCTGGAGAGCGGCCTTGTCGATAGGGTAAGGGGCGGAGGCTACCTTCCCGAGCACAACTTCAGCATGACGGACCTCCCGCAGGCGGAGCAGGACAGGCTGGTGGCCCTGAAGCCCTCCCTTATGTCCTTCGCCTACCGCCTGGGCAAGGAGGGGATTACCAAGGGGCTGCTCTCCGACCTGTCCAGGGTGCTGTCCCCGATGGAGGAGGGAAAGCCCTATCCCGTCAAGGACTGGTACATGCCCAAGCGCCGTGGCTTTCTCATCAACTCCTACACGCTCAAGGAGTTCACAGAGGAGTTCGGGGACGAGGAAAGCCAGGATGCGGCCGATGTCCTGGAGGGCCGTACCGCGATATCCACCGGCATCGGGGGAGGGGAGGGGTACTGGGCGGGGTGGGGGGGCACAGGGGGAGTGGACCCCCTTGAGGACACCCTGTCGGCCATAGGCATGACGACCCTTATGATGGCGGAGAAGTACTACAGGGGGCTCTCCAAGGAGCTGCTGCCGGACACCCACCTTGTCTGCACCTATGACCAGGCCCGGCGCACGTCCACGGGGCCGGTGGCCGGAATCCTCAGCTTCATATCCCAGAACAGGCTCCTGGCGGAGTCCAACAGCATCACCGAGGCATGGAAGAGGGGCAGGAACGCCGGGATAAAGGCCAGCATGCTCAAGGAGCTTGACAGTGCCCTGGACTCCATCCTGGACCGCCGCCTGGAGGACGGCACCATCTTCTACCGCCTCGACCCCGCAAGGTGGAACTCCGACATCGAGCACATCCTGCCCCTGGAGGAGGCCGTGGCGATAGCCGACCAGGGGCAGACCTTCGAGGATTTCTTCGAGGGGTGGGACCAGAGCGTCTGGACCCCCGTCATAGAGTTCGAGGTCCCCCCGCAGGGGTGGCCGGGGTGGGACGCCCAGGCGGCAGAGCTTGCCCTGAGGGAGCATTACTCCTCCGGGCAGGAGGAAGAAGGCAAGAAGCCTAAGCCTAGGGGGAGGAGGAAGGCCAGGTAATGGCACAGGACCTAACAGCCATCAGCACGCCCGGCACGACCACCCAGGGCCCCGCGTTCAAGGCATGGTTCCGGAACTCCGTGGTGAGGAACCCGGACGGCAGCCCGAGGCCTGTCTACCATGGAAGCACGCACAGCTTCGAGGCCTTCAGCCTGAAGCCCGGCAACCCCGAGAACTGGTACGGCAAGGCGCTCTACTTCACCGACAGCCCCGAGGACGTGGGGAGGAACTACGCCACCCCCGACTCGCCGGACCTCAGGGCCCGCATCGACAAGCGCACCGAGCAGCTCATGGACAGGCTGGTGGACGAGCTGGAGCAGGAGCTTGGCGAGGCGCTGAACTGGAACGACCCCCGCAAGGATAGGCTCTTCCAGGACGCCAAGTCCCAGGCCACCAAGGAGCTTATGGGCCCTGGTGCCATATCCTACAAGCTGTACCTGCGCATCGAGCGGCCGGTAGTTATCAGGCAGGGCGGCGGCACCTACTTCGAGATAGACTACAACGAGAGGACCGGGAGGGAGACCGGCTCGGGCATGCGCCTGTACAGGGCGGTGATGAAGGCGGCAGGGCAGCTCAACCTCCCGAACAGCGACGAGATATGGCGGCAGTCGGTATCGGCAGACGAGGGGATGACGGAGGGCTTTACCGCCCAGCAGTTCGACGAGAACCTCCGCCACTCCGATGCCATGATGGAGGCACGGGACTGGGACGCCACCAACGAGGGCGAGTTCCTCTCCCTTGTCTACCGCCTGGCCGGATACGACGGCATCATCATGGAGGACGCCGGGGCCACCTTCCACAACATGGGCATCCCCCCCGGCACCAGGCACTATATCATCTGGAACCCCCGCCAGGCCAAGTCCGCCATTGGCAACACGGGCACGTGGAGCACCCGCACCCCCAGGCTGACGGCAGGCTGGGAGGAGGACGAGGGGGACTACGGGGTAGAGGACTACCCCCAGTGCCTCGGGGACTACGAGTTCAGGACGACATGCGTGTCCGAGGGCACCGGGGAGCACATCCAGGAGATGCTGGACAATGCCAAGGACTGCGGCTACAGCGAGGTAAAGAGGCACTGCGAGGGGCTGAGGCCGTGGGAGAAGGAGAACGGCTACGCCCCGGACGGCAGCCGTAAGGGGCTTACCCTGCGGCACGACTGGGCCGTGAGGTACGGCAGGGGCACCTACAGGAGGATGCCCTGCTACTTTGTCGTGTGGAGCGGCATCGAGCATGTCTGGACGAGGAAGGGTGCCGGGGGGCAGGAAGGCTGGGAGGACTGGGCAGGGCGGACGTCAAGCAAGGGTGCTGGGAAGTCTGCCGGGAAGCCAGGCAAGGCAGGCCTCCTGTACCACGGCACCACGAAGGCCAACCTCCCGTCCATCATGTCCGAGGGTCTCAAGCCCACGGTGGGGCGCTATGCCGAGCTATGGCATGGCAGGGACCATAACGACACGAGCAAGTCCAACAACCTGGCCCCCGTGGTGTTTGCCGCCCCCAGGGAGCACCTCGACGACTGCCTGCTGGCCATCTTCGCTGCCCTCAGCAAGGACTTCCCCAGGACCTCCACGGAGCAGTTCTTCGACAATGCCGTCCTCCTGGAGCTTCCCGCCGACCAGTTCACAAGGAACAGGTGGAAGCGCCCGCCGAGAAATATGAAGCATGTGGAGTCGAGGGACTACTACAGCACCAGCCCTGTCAGGCCTATCCGGGCGATAACAGGGGAGGAGCTGCGGGGGTTCGCAGGGTATGCCTACCAGAGCGCCCGCCAGGAGTGGTTCGGGGCATACGACCCGGAGAGCCCTGGGCGCAGGCTCGCGGCGGGGAAGGAATGGCCCCCCTGGATTGGGGTGGACCTGGACGGCACGCTCGCCGAGGAGCAGAGCCCGTTCGACCCGCTGACCATCGGCAGGCCAGTCCCGGAGATGGTGAGGAAGGTCAGGCAGGCATTGGAGGACGGCGTGGAGGTACGGGTCTTCACCGCCCGGCTTGCAGACAAGGGGCTCAGGGACAGGATTAAGCAGGCCATCAGGGACTATACCAGGGAGCACGTCGGCAGGGAGCTGGACAGCACCAACGAGAAGGACCCTGGCCTCAGGGAGATATGGGACGACAAGGCCAGGAGGGTGAGGAAGGACGAGGGCACCTTCGCCCTGCGGGGCACCGAGCGCCAGCCCTCCCGGGCCGACAGGTACCTGCGCGAGATGTGGAGCCCCGGCGACGGCGCTTGGTTCGAGTACCACTGCTGGGAAGACCCCAAGTCCTGCGATGCCAACCTGTGGTACCATTCGCACCAGAGGGTCACCGTGCTCGGCAAGGCGGACGCGGACGGCTGGCACAAGGGCTGGGATGGCAGCATGATGAAGGACCGTGCGGAGGCGGGTGCCCCGAGGGCGTATACGGTGAGATTCCAGGACGGGTACGAACGCACCGCCGGGGAAGACGAGCTGATGACCAGCCGGAGGGGATTCTACCGCCCCGACCCGCCAAGGCCGCCCAAGGCGTTCGCCCTGCGGGGGAGCATTATCGTCGAGGAGCCCCTCTACCACGTCACCTTCAGGAAGAACCTGAGGAGAATCCTCAGGGAGGGGCTCCGTGGCGACCAGGAGCCTAACTGGCCCTTCGACTCGTCCCCCGGCAACGTGTACCTGATGACCAGGGACGGGCTGGACTTCTGGATGGACAGGTACGAGGACCTGCTCCGCGAGATGGGGAGCAGGTCAAAGCTGGTGGTTCTGGAGGTATCCCCCAAGGGGCTTATGTTCCAGGAGGATATACAGGGCACCGAGGACTCGGGGACAGAGGCATACCGTACCGGCTTCGTCCCTCCGGGGAACATACATGCCAACTGGCGGAGGACTGCCTCGCTTGGCAAGGCGGCCTTCAGGAGGCGTGCCCCCCTCTACCATGTGACCTTCTCGAAGAGCGTCCCGGCCATCCTGCGGGATGGCCTGGTGCCGAAGACATACCCCAAGCTCCCCCCCAGCCAGTGGGAGAAAGGGGTATACCTTACCAGCAAGGAGGGCATACCGTTCTGGGAGAACATCCTGCGGGATGACATGAAGTGGGGGGGGTTCCACGACCAGCTCTCCGTCCTGGAGGTCTCGCCTGAGGGGCTGGAGCTGGAGTACGACCGGCAGGGGACAGGGGACTCTGGCGCGAAGGCGTACATTACCCCAAGGGTCCCGCCAGAGAATATCTCCGTCCTGCGGGGGCCTGTCTAGCCGTTCCCTCTAATAGAGACACATGGCGATAGCGGACAAGTTCGACCTGGGCTTCGTGGGGAGGCTGATGCGCTCCCGCAACGGCACCGTTGTCGGCACGCTCGGCGACCTGCTGAAGAGCCCCAGGGCGAGGGACCTCTACAAGGAGGCCCTGGGCGTGCCCGTCATGGTCCTGGACAGGCCCGTGCAGGGGGGCAAGTTCGTGGACAGCCCCGACCCCAACCTCAGGTTCTTCGGGGCCTGCGGCTCCCTCCGTGGCAAGGCATGCATATTCGTCAACCCCCGCTGGGGGGAGGAGGAGACCATAAGGACCCTCCTGGAGGAGGGGGCGCACGCCCTGCGCAAGCTGAAGGGCAGGCCAGCGACGAAGCAGGACATCACGGCCCTTACCTCGGAGAACATCGGGGAGATGCACGACAGCCTGCCGGAGGAGGTGTCCGCCAAGCAGATGGCGGAGTATGTCCTGAAGACAGCCGCCCAGCTTCCCTCCGTGGCCTTCCGCCAGGTGTGGCATATCGGCAGCATGGACCCCGAGGACAAGGGGAAGGATAGCCTGGAGGGGGCGGGGCTCAGCATATCCACCCACCCCGAGGAATGGCAGCAGATAGCCGAGCTGGGCGAGGGCCCGGTCTGGGAGCTTACGAGGAAGGGCAACAGGTTCCTTGACTTCCACCGCCTCACCAAGGCGCAGCTCGGTGCCATGGCCGACTGGGGGGCGCAGCAGGGCCTCATAGAGAGGCGGCCCGCCTGGCAGGTCAGGTGGTGGGACAGCGAGGACAACGGGTTCAGGTACGCGGAGACCGAGACCGAGGAGGAGGCGAAGGAGGAGGCCGGGGCGGTCGGGGGCAAGGTAAGGGCGCTCAGCAGCATAGCCTACCCGACTGACAGGCTGAGGAAGGCCACCAGGAACCCCCGTGCCAACTCCGTGGTGGCCATGGACCTGCTGGCGACGGTCTATGCCGACAAGGCCCTGGGCTGGGACGGCGTATGGTGGCAGGATACCCTGGACGTGCCTGGCCTCAGCGCCCCGAGGGGCGTTATCCTCCCCTCCAGGCTGGCAGGGTGGCAGAGGCGGCAGGTAGGCATGGAGGGGATAGAGGACTACGGTGCCCCCGGCAGGAGGGTATCCTCGGACAGGAGGTTCATCTGGCAGGGCAGGCATGGCAAGGCCCCGCAGCCCGGCGTCCCCTATTACCATGTCGCCCCGGCCAGCTACCAGGAGGGCCAGGATATCTACTCCTACGATGCCTACCAGGACGAGTTCGGCGAGGAGCCCGAGTGGAAGTGGGAGGAGGGCCAGATTGGGGATACCGACAAGGTCTCCCTGCATGACAGCCTGGAGGAGGCAGAGGGCTTCCGGGAGGAGTGGGTCCCCGGTGGCAGGGTCATAGAGGTCGTGTTCCCCTCCCCGCTGGGGCAGCTAGGCCTGTCCGGAGGGGTGAACGGCGAGGGGTACCCGTTCGTCCGCCATCGTATACCAGGGGGGTTCGTCAGGAAGGTCAGCAGTGGCCGGAAAACACTGGAGGAGCTTGCCCTGGAGTTCCGTGAGAGGCAGGAGGACTGGTTCGAGTGGCAGGATGACAAGGCGTGCTTCCGGGAACAGTGCCTTGGCATAGCCAGGGGCCTGGCCAAGTTCCTGACGGAGAACGGCATCCCTGCCGAGCCTTGGCACAGTTACTATTATGACGATGACGGGAAGCCCCATAACCACTGGTGGGTCATAGCCGGGGGCAGGGTGGTGGATGTAACGGCCGACCAGTTCCATCCCGAGGACCCCGACAGCTACCGGGTGGTCATAACAAGCCTGGATGACCCTCACTACAGGCAGAGGAAGGCCAGGCAGGCCGGGACAGAGTCCTCCCCCCAGTCCGTTCCCGCCATGCAGGGGTGGGGCTATGACGAGCCGTTCCCTGACAGGCACTCGGACTTCTTCGAGCTGGTGGAGAACCCCCACACGGACAGGGGCAGGGAGACCAGGGTGCTGGAGACCGGGGCACCGCCGCCCGAGGGCGGCGAGGGCAAGCCTGCCAGGGGAGAGCCTGGCCAGGAGGGCACGCTGGTCAGGCCGATGGCGTCCTTCAGGAGCGCCCTCCTGCGCAAGAAGGCATACAGTATCCTGGCGGTGTTCTGGGTCAAGCTCCAGGGGCGCATCCTGCTGTTCCCCAACAGGTTCCTCAACCATGACCAGATTCTACAGGAGACAGGCATCCCTGCGGGCGGCCCGGAGTACGACAGGATGCTGCGGGGCAGGGTGTTCATAGACCGGGAGAGGCGGCGGGTGAGGTTCACCCGGCACGGTGGGGGCTATACCCCCAACGATGTGGTGGAGGAGATTGTCAGCCGCTACCACCTCCAGGACTGGGAGATGGAGGACGAGGGCGAGGCCATGGGCAGGTACGGCTCTGTCCAGGGCGGGCCCGTGGTCGAGAGGCTCGGCCGTGAGGACATCCCCGAGGCCCTGGAGGTCATCGCCCAGTGCTTCCCCCAGTACGCGGACATCGCCGACGTGGTCTCCAGGGACGTCCGGGGGGACTTCAGCCTCTCCTATGGGATGAGGCTGGAGGGCAGGATTATAGGCTGCTACCTCCTGGGCCGCGTGCAGCTACCCGAGGAGTACCCCGGCCGCCCCGAGGCACAGGCATACGCAGGTAAGAGGGGCGTGCGGGGGGTGTGCCTGTGCCTGCTGCCCCAGTACCGTGGCAAGGGGTGGGGGGCAAGGCTTCGGGCCGTCCCGCTCTCCCTGGGGGCGGACTATGTCTGGGGCGAGCATTACAGCAGCCTGGACAACCTCGGCAAGTGGACGAGCTTCGGACGCAGGCTGCTGTTCGACACGAAGGATGCCAAGGGGCAGCCCTACCATGTTACCGTCATGGACCTGAGGGGGGGGCCGCCGAAGGCCGCCTCCTCCAGGGACCCCTACCTCTACCATGTAGCGCAGCCGGGCACCCTCGGGAACATAGCGAGGGACGGGCTCCAGGGCGGCATACTGGGCCCGAAGGTGTTCCTTACCGAGAGGGCCGGGGTCGGCTTCTGGCGGGGGTACGATGCGTCCGCCCCCGTCCTTCGCATGCGGCGGGACCTGCTGGAGGACCTGGAGCCGGACGACTACGGGACACAGGACTCCGGGTCCCCCTGCTACAGCGCCCAGCCCGTGCCCCCCGCCCGCCTGGAGTTCCGGGTGGACACCCCCCAGGGCGAGGCCTGGAGGCCCGTAAGGTACGCGCTCGCCAAGGCCGCCTCCCAGGGCATACCCTCCTTCAGGGGCCTCGTGCGGGAGCTTGGGGGCATGAAGTACCTCCTGTCCGAGGTCGATATCGACGAGTTCGACCTGGAGGGGTCGGGGAAGAAGCCCGAGGAGTACATCAGGGGCAAGTTCAACGAGGTGAGGTCGTTCTTCGCCGGGCTCAGGTACCCCATACCTGTCTACCGGGCAATAAGCGGGGACCGCAGCGAGCTGAGGACAAAGGGCTTCGGCACCTCGTGGTCGATGAGCGAGGGAGGGATGGGGGAGCAGGGGGCATACCCCTACGAGGGGAACCCGTCCAGCTACCAGGTCTACTCCTCCCACGTGTCGCCCAGGGACATAAACTGGACCAGCACCCTCCTGCTGGCCATGGGGAGATGGTGGGACAGGGAGAAGGAGATAGTGGTGCGCAACGGGGCACGGCTCAGGGTCGGCGACGATGACGGCAGGATGTTCGAGGTGACGGCGTCCTTCGGGAAGACCGCCCTCAATGTCCCCAAGCTGGTCCAGGACTTCGGCGCGAAGCTCGTGGAGAGGTACAAGGCCGACTTCCCGGACGACACAAGGGAAATCGACCCGGCGGCCCTAATCAACTCCCTTGTCCCGCTCGACCCTACCGGCAACCATGAGTACGTGTCATGGATAGTGGGCAACTATGCCCGTGGGGAGCTTGGCGAGTACGATGATATCGAGGCCACCGTCATCCCGCTCATCGAGCGCTACCATGCCCTGAAGAAGACCAGGAACCTACAGCCCCAGGACACGAACATCCAGAGGCTACGCGGGAAGGCCGCCCTGGAGGCACTGCTGGCAAGGTACGCCGAGGTAGAGGCGGAGTCGAGGCGGCAGAGGGCCGTCAGCAGGGAGCAGGCGTTCTTCAGGAAGGGGGAGGCCGAGCTGGTGCATGACGACCCGGAGATGAAGGTCGTCATCCCCGAGACCTGCGAGGCGGCCAAGTTCTTCGGCGTCAACACGAGGTGGTGTACGTCGGCCGAGAGCAACAACGCCTTCCAGCAGTACCACGAGGAGGGGCCGCTCTACATCGTCCTGCTCAAGAGGGAGAACAAGAGGTTCCAGTTCCACTTCCAGACGGCGCAGTTCACGGACGAGGCGGACAGGCCGCTCGACATCGAGGAGTGGCTGGTGGAGCACCCCATGGTGGCCAGGCTGCTCGGGCCCCTGGCCGAGAAGGCCGATTCCGAGTGCGACGAGTGCGCTGGCCATGGGAGCAGCAGGTGCGGGGAGTGCGACGGCGAGGGGGCCGTGGAGTGCGTGGAGTGCGGCGGCAGCGGGCACGAGCGCTGCAACGACTGCCAGGGGAGGGGAAGGGTCCCCTGCGGCACATGCAACGGCGTAGGCATGGCGGGCGGGGGGGAGTGCCCGGCGTGCCACGGCGACCAGTACGAGCAGTGCGGCTCCTGCCATGGGACGGGCAACAAGAAGTGCGAGGAGTGCGACGGGCGAGGGTCCCATGCATGCGGGAGCTGCGAGAACGGGAGCATAACGTGCGACAAGTGCGGGGGCACGGGCAAGAACCCCGAGATGAACCAGTTCCTCGAAGGGTGCCAGAGGGCCCTCGCAGGGCCGCTGTCCGTCCCTGCCCTCCGCAACCTCAGGAAGAAGAAGTGGCCAGCGCTGAAGAAGAGGGTCAAGGACTGGATAGAGCCCAGGAGGACCCCCGTACACGTCGGCCCCAGGGGCATGGCGTTCCTGCAATGGCTGGAGGGGGTGAAGAGGAGGCTCAAGGGCAAGAGGGGCAGCAAGACGGCAGCGGAGGGGAGGTGCCAGCACTGCGGGGGCAGCCGCATAGGCATGGCCCTGCACTCTCCCAGCGCTGACACCTACTGGTGCATGGACTGCAACAGGAACACCGACGTCAGGCGGGAGGGGGTAAGCTGGAGCCTGCGGGACGCTGTATCGAGGTGGGGCGGCAAGACGGCGGCCGGCGAGTGGTGGAGGAGGTGGAGGAAGACCGAGGTTCTCCCCAAGGGCACGGTCCTCTACCATGGGACGGCACAGGAGTTCCCAGGCATGGACCTTAGCCTGCCTGCCTGGTTCAGCACCTCCAGGTCGGTGGCGGAGCACTTCCAGTCATGGCACGGGGAGGACGAGGGGAAGCACCGCCTCCTGATGTTCAGGGCGACCAGGCCCATCCGCCTGCCCCGCATAGATGGCAGGGAGGACCTGGAGAGGATGGAGGACATGTTCGGCCTCCAGACCTCCTACGGGGCCGAGGACATAGTGGACAGCCTCTCCCAGAGCGGGCTGCCCGGCTGGGTTATCCCCCATAACTACCCGGACGGGGACGACATCCTGCTGGCGGAGACGGACAGCATCGAGTTCACGGGGCAGGAGCCCGAGGCCGCGGACGAGGAGAGCGGGGAGACGGACGAGTTCGGCCACAGCCTGGAGCTGCCCGGCAAGTGGACGAGGAACGGGGACGGCAACTGGGTCTACCATATGACCCCCGAGGAGATAGCCGAGCGGGAGCGCATCGTGGGGAAGAAGGGTGCAGAGGCTAGTGAGGACCCCCCTGTCACCAAGGAGCTGCTCACCACCCGCAACCCCAAGGCGATGAGGCCCTACCGCCCCAGCCTGGTCACCACCGAGGGCAACCCCAAGATGGAGAAGGGCCTGTCCAGGGGATACCTCACGGGCGTCATGCACCTCATGCCGGCCGACAAGAGCGGGTACGGGAACGTCTGCCCCTTCAGCTCGGCGGAGTGCCGCCATCACTGCCTGAACACGGCCGGCAACTGGGTGCCGCACAAGCTCCAGTCCCGCATCTACAAGACCAAGCTATACTTCACGGACCGCAAGAGGTTCCTGGAGGAGCTGAGGAGGAGCATCGCCAGGCTGGCCAGGAAGGCGGAGGAGCAGGGGCTCCTGCCCGCCGTGCGCCTGAACGGCACCAGCGACATCCCCAGCCTCGGCCTGATGATGTCCAGGGAGTTCCCGGACATTACCTTCTATGACTATACCCGCATACCCAAGCCCTGGCAGAGGATGAGGGGGAACTACCACCTTACCTTCTCCCGCTCTGGAGATGATGATAAGGAAGTAGAGGAGGCCTTGGACCATGGGGTTAGCGTAGCCGTGGTCTTCGATACCAAGCCCAATCTTCCGTTACCAGGGGAATGGCCTAAGGGCAAAAGGCAAGGCAAGAGGGAAGGGGACAGAGACCGGTTTTGTGCTAAAGAACCCCCTGCTTAACCCTAGGCAAGGTGCCTATGTGCCAGTGCTTCTAGCATCCTCTCAAAGTCCCCGTCAGGAAACGCCCCCCGTGCCCGGTTGTATATCCAGCATGTAAGTCTTACATTTTCCGGGGAATAATCCCCTGTCTGGGATATGCGGTCTAAGGAAGGGCTGAACGAGTTGCTCCTGCTTCCCTTCCCCCCGTTTATATGGAGTTCCAGGGGTATCCCAGTTACCTCGCATACGCCTTTCTTGAGCTTCTCCTCAATCCAGGCCTGGGTGATAGAGCACTTCACCTTTGCCTTTGCCGCCCGCTTTCTGGCATTGCAAAGAAGGAAGGATGCACGCCCATTTGTGGTCGTATAGTATTTGGAGAACTTCTTGTAGTTTAAGACCCTTTGCTTTTCTGTCGGCATATCTACCCCCTATTAGGAGATAGATAGTTTAGAGACTATACCTTCCTCCGGTACCCCCCCATGCACACGAGCTGCACGGCGTCCGGGTTGACGGCGAAGCCAGCCTTCTCAGTGAGGGTAAAGCCCATATGGTCAGGAGGATAGTCGGCTGACAGCACGCTCATCCTCGCCTCGTCGGCCACGTACCCCGCGTGGACTGCATCGTCTACCCCGTCCACGGCCCTCGTGGCCCTGGTATGCCCGGTGACGTACATCCACCCCTGGGGCACAGACCGGCTCTGGTAGAACGCGGTACCGTCAATATACCCCAGCAGCCCCGTCTTGAGCGTTACCCTGTCGTGGTTGCGGTAGAGCCTGTCGTCCCTCAGCCCCAGCAGCTCCGTGGCATCGTGCGGGTGGGCGAAGATGTACTGGGCCTCCTTGACGCCCCGCCCCGAGAGCCTCTCCCTTGCCTCCTCCAGGAAGGAGGGGCTGAACGGGACGATGTCCCTGGCCACAGAGTCCATCAGGGAGAACATCCACATGTCCTCGGCATCGGTCACCTCCCCCTTTGCCAGGTTGAGGCAGCGTGCGACCAGGTCGAACCGGCGCTCTGTCACGTGCGAGGCGGGGAACCCGACCTCCGATGTAATCTCGAAGGCCGGGATGTCAGTGCCGTCCCCCGTGCTGCGGAGCTTGTCGTAATGCACGCCGTTATAGAGGGGCAGGACGCTGTGCAGGCCCAGGCGGCCAAGGCTGGAGACGTGGCTCCCGTCCACCACGCAGAAGGCCTTGCGGACCAGGCTCTTGTAGTCCCTGCGGCGTCTCAGGGACGGTCCCATGGCCTCCGCCAGCCTCCGGCGGCCATCGGCGTTCTTGAGGAAGCTGTAGATAAGGTCCTCCTGCTCGGGGGTCGTATGGGGGATGCCCCCAAGGTATACCTGCTCCCTGTCAAGCCAGAAGACGTCCCCCTGGGCAGTATCCCCCGTATCCTCCTGGGCAAGCGCCACGGCCAGGCTGCTGGCCCTAAGCTGCCGTGCCCCTAGCAGTGCTGCCGTCCCCCCCAGCAGCGACCGGAAGAACCCCCTGCGCACCATCGTCCCCATTGCCGTGCCCCTCCTTTGCCTGCTCTATACAGTACCCCTGGAAGGCCTTGAGCACCCTTGGCCTCTCCCTTACCCATTCCCACGCCGTCCTGCCGTCCGGCATGGCTATGATGCCTATTACGTCCCCCAGCGGCCTCTTCTCGCCCCTGGCGGTCATCCTGAGGTCGTACCATAGCCACTCGTCCGACACGTCCCCGTGGTCGTAGTCCTGGTGCTCCTTGCTCACGGGGTCGTACAGCCCCCTCCTCCTGCCGCTGTGGAAGCTGGCCAGCAGGAAGAGCATCTCGAACAGCATCAGGCACCACATGATGGAGTAGACAGCGTACAGCTCCGGTACCCTCGGCGTTATCTGCCCGGTCAGGAACGACCAGTCCCAGAAGGCCGTCGCCAGCACCACGAATGCGGCGGCCAGGAGGTACCGCAGCTCTTGCTCTTCCCCGAGTATCCTCATACCACCACCTCCAGCAGCTCCCTTAGGTCTATGCCGTGCTTCCTGGAAAGCTCCAGTATCTTCCCTGCCCTCCCCAGGTACCTTAGCTTCGTGATACCTGCCTGGCCCCAGGACTCGTCGTTATAGGAGCACCCGTCTATATGGTTGGAGTTGCAGGTCTTGCGGTGGATGTAGTCCGCTACGTCCCTCGGGTCCCTGTGGTCCAGGGTATGGTCCTCGGCCTCCATCACGTTGGTGAAGGTCCTGCTACAGCGCTCGCACTCTATGATGAACCTTATCCCCACCAGCCCCCCGTCCTTGAGCCTCATCAGTCCCCTGTCCTTCCCTCGGCCTCGATGGCATCGTTGAGGTTGACCCTGAGGTCCTTCTCGGAGGCGATGACACGGGTGACGCTGGGCATGTCGTCCCCGCCGATGGCCGTCAGCTTCAGGTTGGTGTTGTTCCATCCGCACCCGTAGGGCTCCTCCTTCGGGGGGAACTTCTCTATCTCCCTGAGCACCTGCTCCCCCACGGGGCTGACGCCCTCCCTCCTGGCCTTCCGCGAGGCCCTCGGCCCGATGGTGTCCGTCTTGACCGCTGTCGCGCTGCCAGTCAGGCCGGTGGTGTCCATGTTGGTGTCGCTGCTCACGATAGAGGACTCAAGCTCGGAGAACCTTACCGCCCCCTTCTTGCGCAGCTCCCGGTTGGGCCGGTCCTTCCCCATCTTCCTTACCCGCTTTACCCTGGCCTTCATACTGCCTCCTTTATGCGCCTGTCGCAGTAGGTACAATACCCCGAGGGCTCTATCGCCTCCTGGCCCCTGCCCCCCATGAACTTGGGGTCCTGTACCCACTCCCTGGTGGGGAGGAACCTGTGGCAGAACTTGCACTGGGCCCAGTGCCCCGTCCTGAGCACGGCCCGCATCAGCCTCCCTACCACCTCTTCTCCTCCGGCACGGCCCCTAGCAGCTTGTCCGTCGCGCTCCTGATTAGGTCCTGCCAGAGCGCCTTGAGGAACAGGAGCACGGTGGCGAGCACCCTCCGGACGGACCCTAGCCTGCTGCGCCAGCGCTGCCTGAACCTCTCCTGGTGCTCCCTCTCCCTCCTCTTGCGGTGGGAGAGCATGAGGACGTATGTCCCGTCTACCTCGGCGTTGATGTCCTCCCTCAGCGCCTTCTCGGTCCTGGCGCACATCCAGTCGTCCCATACCCTGGCGGACATGCTGCTGAGGGCCTCGTAGTACAGCCACAGCAGGAAGCCGCCCACTGCCAGCGCAGGCCACTTCAGGGCCAGGAATGCGGCAAGCGTGCCTATGGCTTTTCTGAGCACGGCGTTCTCCTTGAGGTGATAAGCTCCACCGAGTCGTTGGCGACATCGAAGGCGATGGCCACCACCGGCTCGTAGTCCCCTGTGTCCGGGTCGAATGCCCTTACCTCCAGGCCAGGGTAGTACGACAGCATCCTGACTATGTCCGATGCCGTCATCCCCCCTCCCCTGTAGGGGGGCTAGGAAGGATGGGCCGGACGAGCTGGCCAGGGAAGACATACTCCACCCCTTTCCTCAGCCTCTCCATCGCCTCCAGGGCCTCCTCGCGGGTGGATATCGTGCCCTCTAGCTGCATGTCCTCGATGTCCCCCAGGATTAGCTTGAAGCCCCTTCCCGGCTCCATCCCCATGGCTATCAGGTCGTCCCCCGTGGCCAGCCTCTCCGGGCGTATCTCCTCGGGGGTCAGCGACATGCAGTAGTCCAGCATCTCGGTGTACTGCGCTGCCGCGTGGTCCCTGTAGTCCTTGCCCAGCTCCCCCTCCCCGTCCTCCTCGTCCTCCCTGCGCAGGAGGATGTCCTGCCTGGCCAGGACGACGCCGTTCCTGGCCCCCGGCGTGCGCATCAGCTTCTTGAGGCGGTAGCGGCTGTGGTTCTTGGGGTAGTAGTAGAAGTTCCCGTTGAGGAGCAGGTCCATGCGCACGTCCAGCGCCCCGCAGATGGCCCTGGCATGCTCCGAGGACAGCTTCAGGACATCCCTGCACAGGTGCTCGCTGTCCGTCTCGCAGGGGTCGGACCCGGCGAGCAGCATGGCCATCCCTAGGTCCTGGTCCGTGGTGGGGAAGGCTGCCAGCCTGTGCATGGCGTTGGCCAGGGAGGGCTTGACCGCCTCCCTGAAGGGCAGGTATTCGAGCAGCCCCGATGCCGCCAGGGCGGCCAGCCCGCCCGCAGCATTGGGGGACGCCACGAGCCTGAGCAGCTCCGCCGTGACGCGCTCCACCGACACCCTCCTGATAAGGGGGGCGTTCCTCCTGATTGCGCCCAGGGTGCCCTGCTCTATCTGGAACCTGAGCTGGGCAGCGAACCTGCACGCCCGCAGCATCCTGAGGGCGTCCTCCATGAACCTCTGCGTCGGGTCGCCGATGCAGCGGACGACCCTGTCCCTGATATCCCTGAGCCCGCCCACATAGTCCACGACGAGGCTGTCCCCGCCCGGCGCTGGCTGGATGGCAAAGGAGGTGCTCTGCGGCCCGCTGCCTGGGTGCCCCTCCGCCAGGGTCGTGCCGCCGTACGAGATAAGCAGCCCGTTCATGGTGAAGTCCCGCCTGGAGACGTCCTGCTCGGCGGTGTCGCTGTAGAAGACAATCTCGGGATGGCGGCCGTCCTCGTACCTGCCGTCCGACCTGAAGGTGGCCACCTCGGTGTTCACCCCGCCGATGACCACGGTGACCACGCCGAAGGCCGCCCCGATGGGGACGGTCTTCTCGAAGAGGCCTATGACCTGCTCCGGGCGGGCATTGGTCGTGACATCGTAGTCCTTGGGCTCCCTGCCCAGGACGAGGTCGCGCACGCACCCGCCGACGAGGTAGGCCTCGAAGCCTGCCTCGCTGAGCGCCCTGATTACCTGCTCGGCCGCCTGCCTTGCCTCAGTAGCCATAGCCGACATCCTCCGCGCTTACCCACGGGCCGTCATGCCTGCCGCACCCGGTGCATACCCGGATGGTAGCCGGGACCCCGGCCCCCCAGAAGCTAGTGCTGCCGGTCGTCCCGTGCGGCTGTTCGATGACCCGGTGCTCTATCCCGGCAGCCTTGCAGTCCTTGCAGTCATAGGTGTTTATCTCTCCGGGGCCGTAGCCCCGCATGACGAACGTCCCGAACGTCCCATGCTCTAGTCCCACCAGAGCCTTACCGCCTTATGGCCTATCGGCTCCTTGTCGGGGACAAAGGCCTCCGTCTCGTCCCGCTCGTCCTCCCCCAGGTCCGGGGCCGTGCCGGGGAGGGGGACATAGACGCATACGCTCCCCTCGCGGGCAAGGATGACGTCCCCCTTAATCTCCCCGATAAGGTCGTAGGTGAAGCCGTTGTACCCGTCCGGCACCGCTGCCCTCATTATCTCCATCCCCACGGCCGCCGGGACGGGCCTTGCGGCGTGGTAATGGAGGTTCCGCTGCCCCTCGTGCGGCGTCCCTTCCATGCAGCAGTCGGCATAGGCGAGCATCGTCTCCCTCGCCACGTCATCGTACTCGGGGGGGACGCCGTCCCCCACGTACATCCGGGGCCTCTTCGCTATGAGCCGCATCGGTCCTCCCTACCTTGTCTCCACCTTGTCGCAGCCGCACCTCGGGCATGTGAAGCGGCTGCCTATGGTGTCATGGCCCATGGTCGTCCTGACCTTGCCCTGCCAGGCGCAGTTCATGCAGTGGGCGTCCTGCACGTACGACTTCTTGCCCCTGCACTCCCCCATGAAGCACTTGTTGTCTATGACCTGCGGGCCTCTCTTGCCCTTCTTTGCCTTCATCGACCCCCTCCTTAGTCCGTCTCCCCCTCCCAGTCGGGGTCCACGTCGCAGTAGCAGAGCGTGTCCTCGCCTGCGCACCCCGTGCATCTGACGGACAGGCACTCGGGACAGATGGCAAGGTGCTTCCTGCCGTGCTCCTTGCATGCCTCGGCTGCGCTGAGCATGGACTGCATCGTCCGCAGCCCTAGGATGTTGCTCTCGATGCCCAGGTTGTCGAGCGTCTGCATGCTACGCCTCGGGCACGGGCCCCGGCTCGTCAATCAGCTCCCCGGAAGCCCCCCTGCGTGCTTGCTCGAATGGGGCCTGAGGGGCCTCAGCGGCCGGCGGCTCGATGCGCCACACCCTGACGCCCTGGCCTGCCACCCGCTGCCTCTTGAAGCGCCTGCCGGTCCTCCGCTGGAGGATGGCTATGGTCTTGGAAAGGCTGGAGCTGCGGGGAACGTTGATTACAGTGCTCTGCCCTACCTCCAGCTTCTCCAGCACGGCGTACTTCGACTCACGCTTGGGGACCGGTACCCCGTTCTCGATGACCTCGTTCATTGGCTTCTCTCCTGGTGGACCGCTACTCCTCCACATGTCTACTATACACAGGAATACTGGTCTATACGGGAAATTTATCCGAGAGAATTCCGTCTTCCGCCCCCCCTTATATGGGAGGAAACATGAAGAAGATTCTCGCTATACTGCTCTTGGCCTGCCTGGTCGCATTCACCTCGCCCGCGATGGCGAAGGGGTCCGACACGGCCACCACGACCTTTACCCTGACCATCAACGCACCGCTCGCTATCTCTACCCCGGCAGCGCTCCCCGGAGGGGTGGCGGGAGCGTCCTATGCCGTTACCCTGGCGGCCACAGGCGGCGTGCCGCCCTATACCTGGTCCCTCAACAGCGGCTCCACGCTCCCCGCAGGGCTGACCCTGACATCGGCAGGGATACTGAGCGGGACGCCGACCACGGCGGGCACCTATTCCTTCGGCATTACAGTGACGGACTCCAAGCTGTCGCTGGTCAAGGCGGCCGCGAGCGTGAAGGTACCGGCGTCAGTATTGAAGTAGCATGAGAGGGCGTAGGCGTACCATACTCGGCGCTGCACTGCTGCCCCTTGTGGTCATCCTGGCCCCGCTATGGCTGGGCCAGGGATGCCGCCCGGCCCCGCGTGCCCCTGTGCAGGCCACGGTGCCGGAGGCCAAGACTTTTGGCCCCTACCACCCCTATATAACCACGAAGGCGCTCCCAAAGGGCGTCCAGGGGCAGCCCTACTACTTCCAGCTCTCCGCATCGGGGTGCCCGCCCAAGGGGTGCATGTGGGTCGTGGTAGGCCTGCCCAGGGGGCTCAGGGCGTCCGCTGCCGGGGTCATCTCCGGGACCCCTACCTCCTCGGGAAGCTCTAACGTGACTGTGACTGTGCTATGAAATGGCCTGCCGTCATCCTGCTCCTGCTGTCCCTGGGTATCACGGGGGCCCGGGCCCAGGATAAAACATCCCAAACCTTCACCATAGCGGTGTCAGCCCATGACGTTACTCTTTCCTGGACCCCGCCCACCCTCCTGGCGAATGGCAATCCCCTCCCTACCGGTTCAGTTATAACCTATAATGTCTTCAGGGGGTCAACGCCCGGCGGGGAGGGCCCTACCCCTATCAATCCCGTGCCGGTCAGCACCGCAGGCTACAAGGACATTAAGGTGATTGGCGGGGCGACCTACTATTACTATGTCGAGGCCATAAACACCCTCGACGGGGTTACCAGCCCCCCGTCCGTGCCGTCCATGGAGGCGACTGCTACCGTTCCCTCGCCGTAGCTAGATATGGCAGTCGCAGGCCACCGCCCAGCAGGCCTTGCTGGCGGACAGGACCTCGGCGACCTTCCTCTTCCATTCCTCGGGCCGCATCATGCCGCTGGAGCACCCCCACCAGCCCATGGTGGCCCTCTCATGCCACTCCCCGTCCGGGGTGACCAGGGCATAGGGCACGAAGTCCCTGGGCAGCATGGACACAGGCATCATGTCCCCGTCGTACTTCTTCCAGCCCGTGGGCCACTTTACGGCCCTCCCTGTCCCCTTGCAGCCGTTGCACTTGTACTCCGGGTCCTCCCGGCGCATCTGCTCGCCGAGGGCATCGTCCCTCAGCCCCGTGCCGAGGCAGAGGAAGCAGGTCTCGGCGTTGGCCCCGTCCTTCTCGGGCTCGTAGGCCGTGAACGTCCCCGTCCACCTCCCCCCGACCTGGAACCAGTCCCAGCGGGCCTTGGGGTTGCGGGTGGACCTGAACGTGCCGCTGCCATGGCAGTCCGTGCAGTCCGGGTCCGCCCTGTCGCAGTCCGGGTGGGCCATCATGGCGGCATGCTGCTCCTGCTCTACGTCCGCCTGGGCGCTGTCAATCTCGTCGTTGTAGGCCTCCACCTGCTCCTTGGTCCCCTTGCCCTCCTCCCAGAGGCTTACCCCCAGCTTCTCGTACCTCTCGTGGATGGCATCGAACCTGGACCTGGCGTCCACCTTCTCCCTGGCCGCGTTCCTGGCCTTCTCCCCGACGCAGTAGCACTTGTGGTCGTACTCCTTTACCTCCAGGTTCTCGTTATAGGGGGCCAGCAGCACCCCCGCCATCGCCTCGGCGTTCTCACGCGATATCGGCTGCTTGTCCAGCAGCACCGTCACCAGGAAGTGCGACATCCGTCCTCCTATAGCCCCTTCCGGGGCACCCTTGCAGGTGCCCCAGGGGCCTCTTGCGGCAGAGATGGCCGGGGTGCCTTCTTCCCTCCCCCGCCACCTGCTAATACTACCGGCCTGAGCCATACAGTGCTCTGGGTGGCCAGTGTAGGGGTGCCGTCCAGGCGGCCCAGGCGGCCCAGCCTTGTCCATCCGTCCCTGCTTTTCCTGCCCATGCCTAGTAGTCCGTCCTGAACAGCTCCCTCGGGTCGTTCGGGATATCGGGGCCCTCGTCTGCCGGGGCCTCCCCCCAGGCCGGAGGGCTGTTGATGTCGAACGGCAGGTTGACGGGTATCGCTGCCGCCAGCCCTGCCTCCGCCGCCTCGCTCTCCCCCATAGGCGGGCAGAGGCTTACCCCCGCCCCCACGAGCTTACCCGTCTCCCTCTCCCACTGCCAGTCACGGTCCCCCACCTGGAGATACACGTACTTCTCCTCCACCCTCACCTCTACCGGGCAGGGGCTTGGTATCCTCCCCTTGCTTGCCAGGAGGGGCACTACCAGGTCCTTGTGCTGATACCTCATTGCTCTTCTCCTTTTCCCTTTCCTCTGCCTCGGCCGCCAGCCTGGCGGCCTCGGCCTTCTCCTTCTCGTAGTCGAACCCCAGCAGCAGAAGCTCCGCCTTGATGTTGGCCCTGGCTATCTCCGCCAGGGCCCCCTCGAACCCCTGCGACTGGAACATGGGGCTCTTCTGCACCAGCATGATAAGCCCCATGGTCCTGCCTATCTCCCATGCCCTGCTCCCCAGGTGCCCCCACCTCTCCCTTGCCCTGCGGGCGGACACCAGGTACGCTATCCTCGGGCGACCGTACGGGGAGAGGGCCATGTCTATGACTGTGGAGTAGCCGTGGGTAAGGTTCCAGCACCCGGAGATGAGGGGGACTATGTGCCTCTCCGCCTCCTCCAGGGAGAACCCCAGGCTGCGGCAGTCGCGCAGGAAGGCCACGGAGGAGATGCCCTCGTCGCCAGGCTCCCAGTCGTGGTAGAGCCATGCCGCCATGGCGTAGCGGCCGGGCAGGCGGCCCTCTATCCTCCTGTGCTCGTGGAGCCCGTACGCCAGGTAGGCGGCGTCCTTGGCCCTGGTGCGCCCCTGGTACCTTGCCAGGACGCCGGCCAGGATATGCCTCCTGCCCTCCTCCCCCTCGGGGTCGAGGACAGGCATGACCATCTCCTCCAGGGTGGGCCTCATGCGGGGTAATACTGGGAGGGGGCGCTTCCGTATGGTCGTTCTTCTACATGCTCATAGAGTACGTCACCAGCGCCTCCAACCCTGGGACGATGCCGATCTTACCACGTCTCCACTACCATAGTTCCCACGAAGTTCGTGGCCTGACCGCTGGTAGCAGACGCAAGGTTTCCGACGTAAACATAGAACGTGCCCGAAGACATGTCTATGTTCGTGTCCCTGGTGGCGGCATTGTATGAGCTTCCAGCAAACGGCGTGCCGTTGACTACCATGGACACTATGTTGGAGCTGGAGCCCAGGACGTCGATAATAAACTCGAAGTAGTTTTCCCCAGCCCATAGGCCAGGCCCCGTGTTCGAAGCACCTAGTATAGTGGTGTAGGTCGTATTGTTATTGTACTGGCTGTAGGCGTAGAACTCCCCGCTGCTGGGTATAGTCATCCCTAAGGTATAGCCATGCCCGGACGTGGACGTGGCGTCCTTGGATACGTATAGGTCGTAATAAACGTAGGTGGCATTATAGACCATGTTCCAAGTCCACCTGATGCGGATGCGCTTGAACCCCGTGAAGCCCTGTACCGACTGATACAGGTTCGTGCCGGAGAAGAAAGTTGCCGGGGAGTTCCAGGTTATAGCAGTCTCGGTGTAGCCTGATACGTGGCCGCTAGGTCCAGTGTATCCGGTATAACCAGTGTAACCTGTGTATCCGCTATACCCCGTGGCCCCGTACCCGGTATAGCCTGTGAAGCTCCCTGGGCCTGTGTAGCCGGTGTACCCCGTCCCTCCTGGCCCCTGCTGGCCAGTGTAGCCTGTGAACCCTGTGTAGCCGGTATAGCCTGTGCCCCCAGGGCTTGCAGGGCCTGTGTAGCCGGTGTATCCTGAATATCCGGTGTAGCCAGTGTATCCCGGTCCTGTGTAGCCCGTGTAGCCGGTAGCGCCAGGACCGGTATATCCTGTGTAGCCTGAGTACCCTGTGTAGCCGCTACCACCGATGTAGCCGGTGTATCCAGAGTAGCCTGTGAAGTTCCCAGGTCCCGTGTATCCTGTGTAGCCTGTGTAGCCTGAGTAGCCAGTGTAGCCGGAATAGCCCGTGAAGTTCCCTGGTCCCGTGTAGCCCGTGAACCCAGAATAGCCAGTGTAGCCAGAATAGCCGCTGTATCCGGTGTAGGCCCCGGTCCCCGTGTACCCTGTGTAGCCTGAGTATCCAGTGAAGTTGCCCGGACCTGTGTAGCCTGTGTAGCCAGAGTACCCCGTGTAGCCTGAATACCCCGTGTAGCCGGAATATCCGGTAGGGCCTCCGGGAGTGATAACGACGTTCTTGGCCATCTCTGCTTAGGGCCCCCCTATTTGCTTATCACGAACATCCCCTGCCCGTACGTGCTCGTGCCGCCAGAGTTGTTCCTAATATAGGTCTGGATTTGCCCGACCTCGCTGGCCAAGGACTGCGCGTAGCACAGCCCGCTCGGGGTATCCTTCCCACCTATGCCGCTCTCGTTGGGCAGGGCGGTGAACAGGCTCGTAAGGCCGCCGAAGGACGACGGGGTCCACGAGGGGTTGCTAAACCCGCCGTTGAAGTACCATTCCGTGGTGATTATGTAGTATGCGGGGCTCGGGTAGCTGACGTTCGCCCAGTACAGCGTCCCGTAGGCATAGGCGGCCAGGGTGGGGAAGGCTGCCGGGGTCCAGCTATAGACGGCCGACGTCCCCTGAATCTCAATCACCGCGCCCACGTTCCAACCGTACCCGCCGACGTTATAGGGGTAGGGCCAGGCCGCGGACGGGAACACCCATGCCTTGCCGTCGCCCGCCTGCACTATCCTGGTGCCGAGGTTGCACCCGGTGCTGGCCCCCGTGCCGTACGAGGGGGTCGAGGCCGTTACCGTCACGCCGCTGGGGAGCGGCGTCGTCGTCAGGGCAAGGCCGCTCCATATCGCTATGAAGAGGAGCGTGTCGCCCACTGTCGGGGTGCTGCCGAGGTTGACCGTGATGTTGCCGTTGAAGTTGAGAGCGCCAGCGGACTGGACCAGGACTGGCGTGGTCACATGCCTCCCGTACATCCCTGCGAGGATATGGGGCGCGTATGGCATTATGTCTTGGACCAGCTCCCCGACAGCACGAACGCCGTCCAGTGGTTCGATGCATCGCAGACTATGCCGATGGCATCGCCGGCCGCCCCGGCCGAGGCGAGCGTCCCGGCAGAGGAGCCGTTCACGCCGTACAGGGCGGCGGTATTGGAGGCCGCCATCTGGATGGTCATCGCCGACGTGATTCCCGCGTAGTTGGCATAAATCCTCTGCATCCCCGCCGTGCCCGCAGGGGCATCGAAGGTGATGGTGCCGTAGTTGTTGAAGATGTAGTAGTCCACCCCGCCAGGGTCCGCCACCGGCCCTGCCGTGCCCTGGACGAGGGTAGGGACGGCGGATATGGAGGCACCGACAGGGCCAGTATAGCCGGTATAGCCTGAATATCCCGTGTAGCCTGAATAACCTGTGTAGCCTGAGTATCCTGTGTAGGCTGTGTAGCCAGTGTAGCCAGTGAAGCCCGTGAAGTTCCCAAGGCCGGTGTATCCCGTGTAGCCTGAGTAGCCCGAATACCCTGTTATGCCTGGACCTGTGTAGCCTGTGTAGCCTGTGTAGCCTGAATAGCCTGTGTAGCCTGAGTAACCTGTGTAGCCTGTACGCCCTGTGTAGCCCGTATATCCAGAGTATCCGGTGTAAGCTCCCGGTCCTGTGTAGCCTGTGTAGCCTGTGTATCCTGAATAGCCAGAGTAACCTGTGTAGCCCGTGATATTAGGACCAGTGTAGCCCGTGTATCCAGAGTATCCTGTAAAGTTCCCCGGCCCCGTATAGCCTGTGAACCCAGAATAGCCCGTGTAGCCTGAGTATCCGCTGTAGCCTGTATCACCCGTATAGCCGGTAGAGCCCATCCCCCCGACCATGAACAGCCCGAAGTGCCCGTCATAGACCGTGAAGACCGCGTCTGCGGTGCTGCTGGTGACCCGTAGGTCAAAGACGTCCCCGAGGCTGGCGTTGATGATATCGGCCATGGCGGCGGCCTTGTACTCGCCGCTGCCCAGGCCGCTTACCACCGCCTCGTCACCGGCAATCTCCAGGCTGTTCTGGAAGAAGGCGATACGGAAGTCCGCTCCCAGGTCCCCTATGGTCGAGAGGACGGCGAAGAGCTTGTAGCTCCCCGGCTGGAGGACGGTAAGGCTGCTCCCGTCTACGCCGACACCCACCCTGTCGATGGTGCCTATCGTCCAGATGCCGCTTATCTGATAGAACTGGTTGGCATTGACGACTGTGGTCCCGGAGACGTTGGACTGGGTGTAAAGCTCCCCGAAAGCGCTGCCGGGCTGGAACCCCGTATACCCCGTGGACCCAGTGAAGTTGCCTGGGCCAGTATAGCCGGTGTAGCCTGAGTATCCAGTGTAGCCTGAGTATCCGCTGTATCCTGAGTAGCCCGTATAGCCGCTGTCGCCTGTAAACCCCGTGTATCCCGAGTAGCCTGTGAACCCGGTGAAGTTCCCCGGCCCGGTGTAGCCCGTGTAGCCTGTTATGCTGGGCCCAGTATAGCCTGTGTATCCAGAGTAGCCTGTGGCTCCTGTAGATGCCGCCTGGCCCGCAGGGCCGGTATCCCCGGAGTACCCCGTGTACCCGCTGTAGCCCGTGAACGCTCCGGGCCCGGTGTAGCCTGTATCCCCGTAGCCTGTGTATCCAGTGTAGCCAGTATCACCAGTGTAGCCAGTGTAGCCGCTATAGCCGGTAATGTTCGGGCCTGTATAGCCCGTGAAGCCCGTGAAGTTCCCCGGTCCAGTGTAGCCGGTGTAGCCCGAGTATCCAGTGTAGCCAGAATAGCCGCTGGGCCCGGTAAAGTTCCCCGGTCCAGTGTATCCCGTGTAGCCGCTGAAGCCCGTAAAGTTCCCTGGCCCGGTAGGGCCGGTATGCCCCGTGTAGCCTGAATACCCCGTGTATCCAGAATAGCCCGTGAACCCGGAATAGCCCGTAAAGTTGCCGGGACCGGTATCACCAGTGTAGCCCGTGTATCCCGTATATCCAGAGTAGCCGGAATAGCCCGTGTATCCCGAATACCCTGTGAAGTTCCCTAGCCCCGTGTATCCAGTGTAGCCCGTGATGTTCGGGCCGGTGTAGCCCGTGAACCCTGTGCCCCCCGTGTAGCCCGTGAAGCCCAGCCCGGTGTATCCCGAGTACCCCGTGGCCCCCATTATCCCCTGGGACAGGAAGCCCCACCAGGGGGAGTTCACCTGCGGGACGTTGCCGGTGTTGCCCGGCTTCAGGGATATCCAGGAGTTGCCGTTCCAGGTGGCCACATGGTACTGCGGGTAGGTCTTGCTGGCGTTCCAGGGCGTGATGAAGGTCACCACCACCCCGCTGCTGCTCACGGTCGTCACGGAGGGGATAGACGGGTTGATTATGCCCTGTGCCATGCTACCTCAGCCTCGGCGGCCAGTGTACCCTCCTGCTCTTGCGCTCTGCCAGCAACGGGTAGTCCCTCTCCGCCAGGTAGTCGCGGGTCACGTTGGCGGGGTTGGGGGTGGTCTCGTGCTGCTCGAAGGGCTGGGCCGTGTCGTCGATGTTCTTCTGGTTCTCCTGGTTGGCAAGGTCCTCGGTGCCGTGCCATACCTCGCCGACCTCGCCGGAGATGTCGTAGCCGTAGGCGACCTTCCCCTGCCGCAGGGCGGCGAGGATGCCGCTAATCTTGAGGGCCGCATAGTACTGGCACTGCACCGCCATGGCATGGCTGCCGGACAGGGCGTACTCGTCGGCGTTGCCGAGGTCCCACTTGGCGTAGCGTGCCTCGGCGATGAGCCTGCGGGCATTGCGCGGGAGGGCCTGAAGGGTGCCCCGGTACAGCTCCCTCAGCTTGTGGCGGGCGGACTCGTATACCTCCCTATGCTCCTCGGGGGCCTTGCCGGTACCGATGTTCTTCCTGAAGTCCACTATCCCCAGGACGGTCTGGCACAGGGCACCGAGGTCCCCCTGGCGGGCCGGGGAGACGGACTTCTTGCGCAGGAGCGGGCTCCGCATAGTTCCCTCTAGCTAGGGAACGGATAGACGGAAACTCGCTAGACTGTCCTGGGGCTCAGCTCGGGGAGGGGTATGTCCTGGATGGGGACGCCCATGGCGTCCGTGGTAGTGGAGGTTATGTCTATGACAGTAGGCCGGGGGGAGAGGCGGACGACGAGGGCCTGGCGCGAGGGGTCGAGGTGCATGAGCACGCGGCTGCCCTGGGGGATGCTGAGGACCTCCGCCTGGGGCACCAGAAGCTCCCAGTCGCCCCCAGGGAGGCGGGTGCCGTGCCTCCTGACTATGGCCGCGATGGCCGCTGCGTTCATAGCTCTGCCACGACAGGGGGGTACGGCTGCTGCCTCCACCTCTCGTGCGGGTATCCGTACGGGTTGCAGAGCAGCCTGGCCTCCCCTACCCTCAGGTCGGCTGGCGTGTGGGTATGCCCGAACACCCAGAGCCTCGGCTGCCTCTCCCTGATAAGCCACCCCATGTCGGAGACGAAGAAGCGGTTGAGCTTGTCCCCCCTGTACTGGGGGGCTATGGCCTCCGTGGCGGGGATATGGTGGGAGAGCACCACGGTGCTGTCCCTGACAAGCCTGACGGCCTGGCTGACGAACTCACGGTTCTCCTGGTACACCCAGTCCCGGAACCCCCTGATGAGGCCGAAGTCGTTGAGCTGGCGGGAGTACTTCTCGTTGTCGGGGTCGTCAGGGAACCAGAGGGGGCCGCCGAAGAACTCCACCCCGTCTATCTCCTCGGCGCTGTTCCTGAGCCAGTGGAAGTTGCCGGGCATATTGGCTGCCAGGGTATCCTCCGTCTGCTGCCTGCCGCCCGGGCCGTTGTGGTAGTACTCGTGGTTGCCCACCGTGTAGACGACGTGCCTGGCCTTGGAGGAGAGCGCCTGGAGGACGCCCCGGACACTGGACGGGGGCTGCCCGGAGGTCACCACGTCCCCAGGCACCAGGAGGAAGTCGAGCCCCGGCTCGAAGGCCAGGGACTCCACGAACATCACGGGGTCCGGGTAGAACTCCGTGTGGAGGTCGGATACTAGCTGTAGCCTCACCTGCCCTCCGGGGCCTTGTAGTAGGGGGCGGGCCTCCTCCTCACCCCGCTGCGGCTGGCGATGGAGAAGACGGTATGGTACCTGAAGCCCAGCTTACGGGCGATGCGGGCATAGCTCATGGAGGGATGGCGGAGCCACCTCAGGACCCTCTCCCCCTCGGTATACCCGCCCAGGCCGATAACCACGAAGCGCTTCCTCATCTCCCGGCCGCACTTGCAGGTCCTCATCAGACGTTGTCCCCCGAGATGTCGCACTTGGGTGCCCCGCAGGGGCACATGACCGCAACGAACGTGCCTATCCCCGTGGGGCAGACATGGAAGAAGTACAGGTCGCCGCACGTGCCCGGCTTGAATTTACACGTGCCGTGGCAGTCCTTCCGGCTGGCATAGCCCTCAACCGGGGCATAGTGCTCCTTCTTCCAGGCCTCCAGCCTTTCCTTCTCGTCTGGCTCCAGCGTAAGGGTGGCCATGCTTAGGATAATACCAGCCTGCGGGCCTGTAAGCCGAATTTTGTGCCCGGCCAGGGCCAGGCGACAGCCATTCGTCTAGGGCGGCCGTTGCCGGACGCCTCAAGCTCGCTACCCGAGGGTCGTGGCGGCCCGAGCAGGGCCTCCCCTCCTATTTGCGATTGCTCCCCGTAGAGATTGCCCGTTTCACACCGGACCTAACCGGCTCGTCTCTGTTGCTCTAATCGTCACGCCCGGAGGGCATGCCGGGGCGTTACCCCGTACGGCGCTCTATGGAGTTCGGACTTTCCTCCCCCCCGTTGCCGGGGCGGCGGCTGTCCGGCCCGCAGGCCGGTACGCTATGGTTGGAAAAGCTAATATCCAGGCTTGACTACTACCGTGCCGACCGAGGGCCAGTATGCCGTGCCCGCAGGTACAGCAATGGGCCTACCGTTCGACTCGTTCACTGCCTTGAGGACATCGCCGACAGCACAACTGGCGGCAAGGACGGGCCTATGCTTCTCCATGGTCCTCCTGAGCTGGCAGAAGCCGCTTCTTCCACCTCCGCCAGTACCTCTTCCAGAAGCCCTTGACCTGCTCCGAGGGATACCGGCCATCGCCGTTATAGTCCCAGAGGATTCCCCTGCGCCTCCATCCCCTGCGTACCTTGCGGGCCCTCGCGTGCATGCCGTATGTGCGTGCCCGGATGGACCGAGTGGAGCCCCTTGCGGGGCCAGTACGGGTTGCCGGAGGTTGCTTCTACGGCGCACGCACAAGAGTGGTGGAGGCGTCGGGAGTTGAACCCGAGTCCGAAGAGTTCCACGACCAGGAGACTACACGCTTGTCCGGTTCCTTCTCGCCTTGCTCCAGGCCCCTATGGACTCCGGCAATCACAGGGCCCGTCCGCATGCCTTGTCTCGCCACGGGAGCGGCAAGCATCCCCTGGCCAGCCTCCCAATCGACGCCTGGCCCCCGCCCGAAAGGCGGAAGCGGGGCAGGCGGCCTAACCCTAAAGGTTAAGCAAACGCATACTGCATGTTGGCAGTTGCTAATCCCATCCCTGTTACGGTCGGCATGGGGCCACCGGCGTGCCTCCTAGCTATGGGCGCTCCCGTCGATTCCGATACGCCCCCGGAGACTGACTACTGCTGCTGCAAGCTGTAGGGCCGCCTCTAAGCCGCCACATCGCGCTGAGCCATTCTTCCATGGGCCCCTCGACTTTAGGCAGCGTGGTTGAGCAGCGGCCCCACTACTACGAGAGGGGACGGGGGCTCGGACCCCGAATGCTTCCCCCCTGCTATATAATACACTGGAAATTGGTCCCGGTGCTGGGAGTCGGACCCAGTCCATTCCCTAATCTGGGGATTCACGGTTTATAAGACCGCTCGTTCGGCCGCAAACTTCACCGGGAAGGAATGGCAGCGTAGACCGGGCTTGAACCGGCTATTGCCCTGGTTGAAGGCCAGGGGACTCGACTCTTCGTCTTCTACGCCAAAAATTTAAGGCCGGATGGCATCCACGTTTGGGCCCATGCAGGCATGGCAAGGGCTGGCACCGGCCTCGGTTTGCCAGCTCCCACTACGTGGCCCGGTTAAGACCGCCGTCCCGATGCGACCACCAATCAGACCTGCGGTCAAGGTATATGGTGGCCTCGCTTGGAGGCGCAGGGGAGAATCGAACTCCCGCTTAAAGGTTTTGCAGACCTCTCCCTTCCCACTTGGGTACTGCGCCGAATCCTGGAGGCCCGAGAGGGAATCGAACCCTCGCGTAGCGGTTTTGCAGACCGCCGCCTTGCCACTTGGCTACCGGGCCAATACCTTCCTGGACCCGCCCTGCTCCCGCTCGAAGCCGTGCTCCCAGAGCCGGTGCGAGTCCTCCCCGAGCATCTCGGGGGTATAGTCGTTGTCGAAGAACCAGCGGACCAGGTGCGTCCTCGGGTACCGCTTGAACAGCTCCTCGAAGCACTCGAAGGTCAGGCGGTCCAGGAACTCCTCCGGCACGTAGCAGTGCTCCTTGTCCCAGGCCTTCCCAATCTCCTTCGTCCACCAGTCCCAGTTGAGCTTCCCGCGCAGGTACCGCATGAGAAGCTCGGGCTCCCGGCAGCCCTCCTCGGGCATCCTCCCGTGGGTCTCGCAGCTAAAGCAGCACTCGCCGCCGCTGAGCCCGCCCTCCCTTAGCGGGGGAGGGGTCGTGTTGGTCCGGTCCCACTGCTGGCCTGTCCATGGGGTGGAGCACCTGCTCCACCTTAGGTAGCTTCCAGCAGTTCTAGGTACCTCTTGGTCAGCCTCATACGGGCCTCACGGGCTTGGTAGGGTAGGCGGGAATCGAACCCGCAATCTCCTGGTTGAGGGCCAGGTGACTTAACCGTTCGTCTACTACCCCGGAAACTTGGTAGCGTCGGTGGGATTTGAACCCACGGTTTGAGCCTTGAGGGGGCCCCGTCCTAGGCCGCTAGACGACGACGCCACAATCCCTGCGGCAATGGGCAGCGGCCTCGCATCGGGAAGGCACCTTCCGGTGGACCAGTATGGCGTAGCCGCATGGCGGCATCCCGTTCCCTTCGCCTGCAAGTCCTTCGCATCCGCTGCCAGCTTGCAGCCTCCGCAGAGCTTGGTGGCCTCGGGGGTTTCCCCCTCCGGCCGCAGCTTGGTGGAACCGGTGGGAGTTGAACCCACAACCCCTAGACTGCCAGCCTAGTGCTCTCCCAGTTGAGCTACGGTCCCGAATTTCGCCCCAGGGGGACTTGAACCCCTCTCCCACGGTCGCCTGCAAGCTCGCATGGTTGCCCCCCCGCTAGCGCCTGCTCGGCACAGGGAGGAGGTTGCAGCCCCCTCCCCAGCCTCGGGGGCTGAGGAACTTGGTGCGTCCTACAGGAGTCGAACCTGTCGCTCCTTCTGTGTCAGAGAAGGCGTCTACCGCTGGCATAAGGACGCTGAACTTGGCGGGTACGACGAGATTTGAACTCGCGGTCTCCTCCGTGACAGGGAGGCGAGCACTCCGGGCTGCTCCACGTACCCGTGAACTTGGCGGTCCTAGCGAGACTCGAACTCGCTTTTCATCCGTGACAGGGATGCGTAATACCCATATACCATAGAACCGAAAAACTAATTGGGGGCCTTCTTGCCCCCCTGCTTTGCCTTGCGGGCACCCTTCTTATGACCGGCCGGGTAGGGCTTGACCCGCCTCTGGCACATCTCACACCCTGCAACATGGCCATGCCGGTTGGCATGAGCGTTCCCCATCAGGGTCTCCGATAAAACTTGGTGGAACCGATGGGAGTCGAACCCACAACCTCAGCATTGCGAATGCTGCGCTCTCCCAGTTGAGCTACGGTCCCGTTCGGGGACTCCGGGCGGTTACTCCATCGTCCCACAGGTCCAGTCTCTTAGGCCCCGGTCGGGGTAGGCCACCGCAGCCCCCCCTACAGGGGGCCTAGAGGGCTGAACCGTTCTTGGAGCGGGTAGCCGGACTCGGACCGGTCTTCTCTGGCTTGGAGGGCCAGGGCACACCCCTTATACCATACCCGCAATCTCTCCAGGATAGCCTTGCCACGGCCAGAAAGTAGCGGACTGCACGCCGGTTGCTACGCCTGCGCCCAGCCGGTAGCAACTACCCCCTGACCTTCGCAGGGCTACCCTGAAACTTGGAGCGGGCAGCCGGACTCGGACCGGCTTCGCTGGCTTGGGAAGCCAGGGCACAGCCCATATACCATGCCCGCAAATACCAATGGGTGCCTATTTGGAAAGTGTGACCCGCAGGTCAGCCATTAAGTCATGACACCCAATCTTGGTGGACCATGTGGGGATTGAACCCACCTGCTATCTGCATTGCAAGTGCAGCGACCACCCCGTGCAGTCCCATGGCCCACGAGGCCATGCCCGATGCCAGGGGCTTTTGCGGCACTAAGCCATTTCGCCTTTGGGCACCAGCATGGTCCCGGAACTTGGAGCGGCTGGAGGGATTCGGACCCTCGACCTCTTCCTTGGCAAGGAAGCATTCTACCGGGCTGAACTACAGCCGCTCAAAAACTAATGTGGCAAGCAGGACTCCCACCTGCCGTGGCTGTGACCCTCAAGCCTCCCTTTCCATTGCCACAAGCTAGCTTGGTGCCCTCGGCAGGGTTCGGACCTGCGCCCTCTCGCGTGTGAAGCGAGCGCTCTAACCGCTGAGCTACAAGGGCCAATCTTGGTACTCCGGGAGGGACTCGAACCCCCGAGTTGGTTGCTTGTAGGGCAACTGGCTTAGCCGCTCGCCGCACCGGAGTAAAACTCTCTGGAAACAAAAATGGCACCCTTTCGGGTGCCTCCGGGAGCCAAAAGCTGGGTTTTACTGCCCAGCGCCTCCCGAAGGCGAAGTATCGCCCTCACACCCGGCGGCCACTGCCGCTATGACATCGACTTCCGTTATGTGTAGGGCCAGCATCTTCGCTCTCTCCACCTATATAATACCTCCGGTAGTCAAAGTTCTCAGGATTTTTTTGCAGCGCCTACCTCAGGAGCAGGCCAAGCACAAGGATATAGGCCAGCACCGCCGCCACGAACGCTATCCCCTTAGCCCTTTCCTTCCACATCGGCCCTTCCATAGACCAGCCTGAGCCTCTCATTGCTGGCAAGCAGCTTCTCTGCCCTGTCGCACTGGGCGCACCCGCAGCCCTCCAGGTACGGGGGAGGAGAGTAGTCAAAGCTGCTGAAGAACACCCTGTGGCCCTGGCCGTCGTACCTGTTCAGGTCATTCGTCGTCCTGCCGCCCTTGAGCGGAATCTCATGGAACAGCACGTCCAGGCGGTGGGGGCCGCACAGCACGATGGCCTCCCTGTCGAACCATACGTGGTGCAGGCCGTCCGTCCTCTCGCAGCCCAGCTCCTCGCAGACCATCCTCGTTGCCTCCTATGCCGTTGGCGTATCGTGGTTCGGGGGCCTCTGCGGCTTCCCGGCGTCCTTGGTATGCTGCCTTAGCTCGTCGATGGTGAAGGTCCTGGTCATCCACAGGATGCCCTGGATGAACCCTATCCACCTGCTGGCCTTGGCCCTGTCGGGCTGCTTGCCGCCGAGGTGGAGGAGCATCTCGTCCGCCATCCAGGCAGCGTGCAGCAGGGGGGGGCCTCCCTTGAAGGACCCGCATACCCTCTCCCCCAGGGCCTTACGGTAGAACTCCAGCAGCCTGCGCTCCCTGTCCATGCCTGGCCTCCCCGCGTACCTTCATGAGAATCCTGCCTAGGTGGTTGTGCTTCTCCCTGCCCTCGCACTTGCGGCACGAGCATGCGCCCCAGAAGTTGTCGTGCCAGTAGTTGCCCTCCACCAGCTCCTCCTCGCCGGTCGCCAGGAGCTTCTCCCGGAGGGTGGGGTAGAGGCTGAACTTCTGCCTGACGAGGTCCTCCATGATGCCGAGGCTGGCCTGCTCCCAGTCCTTGCGGAGGTGCCCCTGCGCCGTGAGCTTCCTGGCCAGCTTCTTGGCCTCGCCAGGGGTAGTCCCTATCCCGTCCGCCGACCTGAACAGTATCCTGAGGCCTGGGGCCAGGAACTTTGCCGCCTGGTAGGCATGCTCCACGGAGTCGTACGCCTCCCCGTCCAGCCGGACAGGGAAGGGCCAGTAGAAGTTCGAGCAGAAGTCCAGCCTCCCCCGGAACGTGGCCTCACGACTCATAGTGCTGGCTCTCTCCCTCGCTGCTCATGATTAAGTAAGGGGGCCTGACGTGGGCGGCAAAGCTGGCCGAGACGGCAAGCGCCATGCGTACCTTTTCCTTGGCATGCATCACCGGAAGGGTCGCCAGTGCCCCCAGGGCATAGGGGCTGCCGCACCCTACGGCCTCGTAGCCCCCCTTCCTCTCGAACACCTGGAGGTCGTTCTCGAACCGGAATATCCTGCCCTGGATGCCTGCCAGGAATATGCCTCCGCTGGCGGGGTCCTCCTGGGTGACGGTATACCCCCCTGCCCCGAACGCCTTCCTGATGGCGTCCACGAGGTCCACGGTCATGTACCGCATGATGTGCTTGTCGCTGCCCCAGTCCGGCTTCGGAACCTCAAGGCGGTGCTGGAGGAGCTGGGTCATCCTCAGCGAGCCCACGGCCCCTATGAGCAGGGGGCCGTTTATGAACACCTTCGGGTTCTGGAGGACTACGATGTCCTCGCCGTCCGATGCTGCGCTGTCGGCCCCCATCCATATGACATCGCCCCTCGCTACCGCTACGACACAGGACATCCTTCCTCCTTCTTGGGCACGCCCAGGAGGGCAACCTGCCTGGCTATCCTCCTGGGGGGCCACTCTAGCTCAATACCGACCCTGCGCAGGGTGGCCGTCACGTCCACGCCGCCTGCCTCCGGGTTATAGTCTGCGGTATAGCCCTCGTGCCCCGGCTGCAAGAAGAACGCTACCACCCTGTTCCTGAGCTGCTTCCTGGCCCGGGGCTGCCAGTACCGGCAGTTCCTTAGCTGGCGGTCCGTCCACTTAGGGTGCCGTAGGCGCATCCTGAGGACATGCGATGCGAGGTCGAACTCGTTGACGACAGCGTAGACGGGCCTGGAGAGGTCGAGCCTGTCGGCAAGGGAGGGGCACGGGGGGCATCCAGGCTTCCTGCCAAGGTTAGGGCACCCCCTGGGATGGCCTGGGTAAGGCAGCCTGCACAGCTTGGCGGGGGAGTCGAAGAAGGCTATCCCCCTCAGCTCTGCCACGGTAAAGCCCATCAGTAGTCCTCTTCCCCTACTTCCATCCCCTGGCCGGGGCTGCTCTTGCAGCCACGGGAGTGGGGGTAGCCCGGCGTGCCCTTGGCACCGCACTCCAGGCACACCCCTGCTGCCCTGCGCCTTGCCTTCTCCCTGCTATACTGGGTAGGCTGCGGCCTGAGCCTTGGGAACTCAATCTCATACAGGTCGTCAATGGAGTCAAGCTGGTGTGCGACCACTACATCGTGGGGGCACTGGAGCGTAAGGCCGAACCAGACCCGGTGGAACTGGCCGACCCTCCACCCGAAGATGGTGTGGGCAAGGTACCAACTGCTGCCCACTGAGATGTCCTTGTTGTCACAGGTCCCGTCGAGCCTTATACGCCTTGACTTGATGGCCATTCCCCTGACTCCTTGACCCTTACCCCTGGCATCGTATGCAGGAGCGCCGAGAGGTGGGAGGGCCCGGTGCCGGGAAGCCCCATCAGGACGGACATGGAGAAGGATTCCCCGTGGTCCTCAAGGACCAGCCTCCTGACCAGTGCCCCCTTGCGCCGGAGGGTGTTGAGCACCCGGCAGGGGAGTATGGGGTCCCTGTCGGTCTCCAGGGACACATGCCATGTCCTGTCGGCCTCCACAGCCCCTCCCCTACACTATACCTCGTGCGGGCTGGGTGCCAGGGCAATGCCTGCTCGGGCACCCATGCGGTTGGCGGGCTCGGTAAGGAAGGATGCTGGCGGGGCTTGTCATAGGGTGATAGGAAAGCTGCCCCCGACCTTGAGCGCGTTTGCGTCCGCGCCCGAGGCGATGGCTATGGAGGGGATGTCAACCTCCACCTTGGCGACACGGTTGGCCGGGACGTATACCCACTTGTTTTCCTTTTCCAGCTTCCTGAGCACGCCGAGGGTACCGAAGGAGGACATGGCCTTCAGGACCTCCAGGTCTATGGACTCACGGGTGGGGGCATTGGTCCTGAACTCCTGCACCTCGCCGGTGCCGTCATTGTAGGTGATGTTAAACCTGAGAAGGGTCTCCATGCTGCTCCTTTGCCTCCGGTAGGAGGGCTGGGTCGGTATAGGGCCCGACAGCCCCGGTCTTCAACCACTGGTCAAGGACGGGCAGGAGCCTTGACGTCAGGTCCGGGTGGGTGGGGTTGCACCAGCGGTCCGGTCCGATGTTGACCCATACCGTCTTGGGGTATACGTCATGGGGGAGAAGCTCGAACAGCTCCCGCTCCCCTACGACGACCACGACATCGGCCCAGTCGAAGAGCATCCTCTTGGTCGGCTCAGAGGTATGCCCCAGGCCTACCGCCAGGACATCCCGCTGCCCGTGGTTAATCTTGAGCAGCATCGCCAGCGATACCGACCTGCTGTTGCCGCCGTAGCAGCAGCAAAGAATCTTCATAGGGCTAGTAGTCCCTGATGGGGAGCCCGAGCATCTCTATGGCCTCGTGCAGGCCGTATGCCTCCCCCCTGCGGTACATGCGGTTCTCTGCGGTCTCCCCGCCGCCGTCGGCCGCCTTGACCCTTGCGTCCACGGAGCGGTAGGTGTCCTGTAGCTCCAGCACGGCCCCCAGGCTGACGAACACTTTCTGGTTTTGGACAGCTTTGTCCGTTCCCATTTTCGTGTCCTCCTGCCCCTTAATACTGCCTAGAGGTCGCACTGCCCGTTGGAGCAGGCAATCTCCTTCATGGCCGTGGTCTGGTCGTCCTTCTCGAAGTCCGTGAGCCTGGACCAGTCGAGGGGCGGCATCTTGGCCGCCGCCTCCCTGTACTGCTCCTCGGTTATCTCCGTGTAGGGGGCCTGCTGGTAGACGTGGTTGGTGTGCGGCAGGAACGCCACGCCCCCGACCTGGTCGAAGTGCTTGTGGACCCATGCCCCGACCTCCAGCCACTCGCTGTCCCGGACATAGATGGTGCAGCTCGGGTTATGCTCCGTCCAGTGCAGGCGGTAGGTGAGGTACATCTCTAGCTGCTCCACGGCGGTCATGGAGTCCTTCATCCTGGACCCCCTCGGGGAGGAGAGCGGGAAGAAGAACACGTCCACGTCGTTCGGCTTGGTCACGTCCGGCTCGTTCGGGACGCCCATGGCCTTCATAAACGCCCCCACGGGGTTCTTCCTGTCCTCCCGGATGGCCCGCATGTAGTGCTTCGAGTGCCCCCCGTGTATGCCTGGGGAGCAGCGGACAAGCTGGCTGACCGTGCCGCTCGGCTTGTTGCAGGTGACGGCGGCGGCGGGCGCTATGCCTATCTTCTCCGCCCACTCGGCGTTCACGGCCACGGAGTACTCCCTGAGCCTGTCGAGCATCCCCGCAAGCTCCGGGCCGTTCGTGGAGGTCAGCGGGTTGTCCATGACGCCGGAGAGGCTGACGCCCAGGAGGCGCTCCTCCTCGGCGTTCTTCTGCCAGTCCTTGCGCAGGTAGCGGAAGTTGGTCAGCGTGGCCTGGAAGGTGCCCAGGATGCTGGCGATGCGCACCTTGCGCCTCAGGCTCTCCTCGTCGTCCTCGGGGCGGGTGATGACCTCCGTGAGGTTGCACAGCCCCTTGGAGCGCAGGATAATCTCCCCGCAGGGGTTGAGCCCGAAGTCTATGTCCTTGGACTTCCTGCGGCCGCCGAGGGACGCCACCTTCTTGGTGGCCGCCTCGCGGTTGTATATCCCCCGCTCCCCGGAGCGGGACTCGCAGAGGGAGAGCCACTCCCGCATGAACATGACCATCTCGGGCTTCTCGGTGTAGACGGCGCTGTTGTTGGCGAGGGCACGCTGCTGGTTCTCGTTCTGCCACTGCCCGGTCTTGGCGTTGCGCATGCGGTCGTCGGAGAGGTTGCTAAGGCTTATCATGGCGGAGCGCCGGACCCCGCCGCTCACCACGATGTCGGCGACCATGCACATGAGGTCGTGGCACTCGATGCTGGTCAGCTTGCGGCCCGCCGCGTTCCTGAACATCTCGACGGTGAACTTGAACAGGCGGTTGAGGGGCCCCGGGCCGGACGCCCGGCCGCCGAAGGTCTTGAGGATGGAGCCCGCCGGCCGCACCAGGGAGAGGTCCCACCTGGGGATAAGCCCCCCGTACAGGAGGGCGATGAGCTGCCTGAACCCCGTCGCCCAGCCTATCTTGGAGTCACGGACCTTGATGACGGTGTCCTCGTCGTAGAAGCTCTCTGCTATGGTCGGCAGGCACTTGATATACTGGCGCTCCACGGAGAAGCCGAGGCCGACGCCGCACATGCTGATGTACATCGCCTCGTCGAAGCAGCGGGGGTCGTCGATGGCCATGTAGGCGCAGTTGTAGGCGGCAATCTCGTCCTTCTCCAGGGCCTTGCCCGCCGTCATCATGGCACGCATGGAGGGCATGACCTCCATTGCCAGGATAGCGGCCTCCAGCTCCGGCCCTATGCCACGGTGCTCCTCCGGGATGCGCCCCAGGATGAACCCCATGTACCTGCGGACGGTCTCGGGCCAGTCCTCCCTGCGGCCCTCCTCGGGGAGCCACCTGGCGTAGCGCGACTTGAATATGTAGGACTGGAACGGTGTCATCTCGGCGCTCTGCGGCGTCGTCACGGGCATAGGCCTCTCCCTCTCGCTTACCCTGCTGGGCTCTTCCGGTAGGGCATCTTCGTGCGGCTGATTAAGGGGGCGGTATTGGCGGAACGGTGTAACTGGCAGGTATACCGGACAAGCGGGTTTTGGCTAGCCTCTGGCAGATTTCAATGATGCGCTGGGTAAAGAGTTCGGGCATGGGCGGAAAAATAATTCCTGGGGGTATGGGGTCGTGCCTCCTGGGCTCGTCTTGCCCCTGACAATACTCACTTCTTCTCAAAGCGGTCGCCTCCCTTGACGACAACAAACTGCGAGCCGACGAAGGACGCTGGCCTGGGGGCGGGCACGGCGGGGGGGGCGGCCTGCACGGGCTTCTCGGCGGGGGAGGGAGGAGGGACGGACAGCCCCGCCCTGGACACCACCCTCTCCTGGCGGGCCCTCTTGCAGGGGCAGACGGTAAACCTCCACACGGGGTACTGCTCCGTGCGGGAGCCCTCCCCGTGGCACAGGGGGCAGCCCTCGATGCCCTGGGTGAGCTGGGGGACGGGGAACCAGGGGTGCTTCCTGGGGTCGTACCCCTGCGGGACGCCCTCTGCTATCTCCCTGGCGTGCCTCCTCACTGTCTTCAGCGACATGCCACGGGAGGCAAAGAACCGCTCCTTCTGGACATCAGGGTCGGGGTGGAAGGCGAAGTGCATGCTGTAGCGCATCCGGGCGGCGGATATCTTCCCCTTGTCGTCCTCGATGTCCTCGTCCCACGTCTCCCACAGGACAGGCTTGCGTGGCGGGGGAAGGGGGGTATCCTGGCCCAGGCGGGTGGCGGCCTCGATAAGGGCGCTCGCGGCGGCTACAGCATCCGGGGATGCCTCCGCAGGGACGGGCCGCCTGGAGACGAGCAGCCATGCGATGGCGGTGGGGCTGCACCCCATCGGGGCCTTGCTCCAGTCCCCCTCCCAGGACCTTGCTGTCCCGCTGCTAGGCATCTGCCGTGCCTCCATCGCTTCCCTCTCCTGTCACGCCTGCCTCCTCTGTTTTCTCCGGGCAGGGGGGGGCGCTTCCCTTAAGGGTTCTCTTAAGGGTTGATTGAAGGTGTTCTATTAAGGGTTTAGGTGGTTTAGGACCACTACCCCAGGGGTTTATAACCCCTACCCCAGTGGTCCTAAACCACCACCCCAGTGGTCCTAAGCCACTACCTGGGTGGTCCATAACCCCTACGTGGTGGTCTATAGCCCCCACCTCGCCTGCCGCCCAGGCGGGGTGGGCGAAGAGCAGCGTCCTGCCCGGCACCCTCTGGGTCCAGCCCTCGAACGCCTTGACCCCCTGCCTGTACTCTGCCTGTGCCTCCGGTATGTCCACCACTCCCCGCAGGGAGTACCTGTTGCTCCCCTGCCACCCAGGGCGGCTGCTGTTGCACTGCCCCTCCGCCGTGGTCACGAGGTCGAGCGCCCACAGCCACCTCATGGCCCTGATGACCGCCTTCCTGTCTATCCCCCCCAGCCTGTCCGCCAGGTCGCGGTAGGACGGCCAGCAGGCGTTCTCCGTGCTGGCCGTCCAGCACAGCTCCCAGGCCACGGCCCTCAGGGTGCCCAGGTCAACCCCAGGCACGGGGGGCAGCAGGGTGTAGTGCAGGGCGTCTGTGTGTCTGTTGCTCATCTTGCCTAGTATTGCGGCATGTCGTCCGCCAGGTCCCCGAAGACGCGCACCTCCGCCACGGCCTGGGCCGAGGCGGCTATCCTCTCGCCGGATGCGTCCTCGTCCTTCAGGGTGAACGCCCCGGTCGGCTGTAGCGTCATGGTGACGGCCGGCGGCTGCCTCCCCTCGCGCTTCTTGATGCACGCGACCTCAATCTGCCCGCTGGTCTTCATGTCGCTGTCGGACCAGACCGTCAGGATGAGGTCCATGTCGTCCTTAAGCTCGCTGTAGGTCCTGATGGCCTCAAGGGTATAGTGCCCCTGCCCCTCCTTGAAGTCCCCCTTCATGGCCTCCTTGTACGACTCCTTGGTAATCTGCACGGGGCTCACCACCATCAGGCCCCTGGCCTCGTCGAAGTTCCTGGTCATCTTCTGGATGCGGTGGATGAGGTCCCTCATCCCCTGGTCCTTCCAGCGGGGGTCGCCCGGTATCTCCATGCGGGTGATGTAGTCCAGCACCAGGAAGTCGTACCTGTTCTTGCCGTTGTAGACGGCCATCCAGTCGGCGATGGTGTCCCAGTCCCGCGAGGGGAACTCCTTCACCTCCAGCTTCCCCGGCAGGTTCCTGCGGTTCTCCAGGTCGAAGGTGACCTGCCGCATGAACTCGATGTCCGCCGGGGTCACCCGCTTGTCGTCCCAGGCCTTGGGGATGGGCAGTATCCTGCCCTCGTACTCGGGGCGGGTCGAGTGCAGGTAGGTCATGGCGTCCCATACCTGCCTGGGCGTGTGCTCGGTGGAGACATAGAGGCCGTTGGCCCCCTGCTTCAGCCAGTTATAGGCTATGAAGTTAGCCAGGGACGTCTTGCCGTCCCCGGCCTGCCCCACTATCCCTATGAACCTTAGCGCCTGCCTGCCGACCATGAGGCTGCTGTCCAGGTGCTCTATCCCCAGGGCGAAGCGCCCCGTCGCCGCCTTCTCGTCCATCCTGTCCGAGAACCCCTCGCGCACCGCCTGCATGTTCTCGTGCAGGAAGCCGTCCACGGGCGGGGACTCGTCGGCGAAGTCCTTTGTCCACTGCATCCTCAGCCACTTCATGGCGGCGGCAGGGCCACGCTCCTCCTTCTTGTCCTTCCCCTCGCGCCACTCGAACGCCGCCAGCCCGTTGGCAATCCTCCCGGCCTTGTCGTACAGGGCGGAGTGCCAGGTGCCCCGCACCTTGGAGAAGGTCTTCTCCAGCAGGACCAGGGTGTCCATGCCCCTCAGGGACCCCACCGGGGGCTCCCATCCCCCCTTCAGCAGGTCAAGCTGCTCCGTCACCCTGGCCGAGTCACCCCTCCCCTCGTCCCCCTGGGAGAACTCCTGGAGGTAGTCGGGGTTGCTGATTACGTAGTCCTTTACCCCCCCTGCCCCGGCGGGCAGGGAGCCGAACTTCTCGATGTACTTCCACACCGCCCTGAGGGTGGCGCTGGTCACTACCTCGTCGCTCCCCGGCACCCAGTCGCATATGCCGGAGAAGTGTACCGTCCAGGCCAGCTTCTTCTTGTTCTGGAGCACGAAGGGGTATAGGTCCTGCGTGCAGAGACGCCGGGTAAGCTCAGAGATATACATCCGACCCCTTCCTGGCTTTGGCGGGATTCATTGGCATATACTAAATACCCTTCCGCACGGCAATCCCCCGCATCGGGGCTTCCAGGGCCTTCTTGTATGGCGTCCGATACCGTGGTGGAGGTCAGCCTTCTCCACTACAGGTTCCGATTCAGGAGGCTGGACTGGAAGGAGGAGGCCGCAGTCGGCCTTGACAAGAGCCCCCTCCGGGCCCTCCTCTCCCTCGCCCTCCGCGAGGTGTCCGGCCTTGCCCCCTCCTCCCTCGCAGAGGCACGCAGGGTGATAGACGCCATCCCCGAGGCCATCGCCGTCCGTGTATGGAAGGTGTACCGTGGCTCCCTGCCGCCCTCCCGCAGGTTCTCTACCTCCAACCTGTACCAGGCACCCGAGCCTGCGGCCTATGCGGAGCGTATCGTGGAGGAGGAGCCGCTGGAGGACAGGGCACACGACCGTGCTGTAAGGGAGATGGAGAGCCGCTTCGGCAGGCAGGAGGTGGCAGAGGAGGCGGAGCTTAGCAGGAGGATTCTGGAGTCGGCCAGGAAGGAGGGGGTCAGGATAGCGAGGGCCACCCCCGAGAGGAGGGGCGATGGACGTTAGGCCCAGGACATCCCCCGAGGTCCTCGGTACCTCCCCCTCCGGCCGCTGGCTGGGGGCATCCCCGTCCGCCGACTCCAGGCTCACGCCTGGGGCAGAGCTTGCCCGCAGCCTCAGCGAGGGGGTCGTCAACCGGGTCCCCCCGAAGTACATCCAGGAGGTAAGGGGCAGGGTGACCGAGGCATGCAGCGAGATTATAGGCATAGGGGCGAGGATACGCCCGCTCATGGTAGACGGCACCCAGCGGGGGTGGGTAAGGGGGTTCTTCAATACCGAGAGGCGTATCCTCCTCAGGTGGGTGCCGGACCCCCTCGACTTCGTGTACCGCTGCCTGCTGCTCTCCACCTCCCTGGCGGAGGAGGAGGTGACTGCCCTCTCCTCCCTGGAGGTCGTCAGGCTGGTAAGGCTGGTCACGGCCATGGGCGAGAGGGACTCCTCCCTCTATCCCTACCTGTCCGCCTTCTCTACCACCAGGGACTCGGAGTGCCTCTGGCACAGCGGGGGGCAGTATGCCTCCTTCGAGAACCGCAGGGTCGCCATGCCGGACGGGAAGCACATATCCATCCTTTGCCCCTCCGACCATGCCCGCCTCTGGGCCTCCCTCTGCACCTACCGCGAGCAGGCCAAGAAGCGCCTGGACGAGAACTGGAACGCCGTGCTGATAATACGCCCGTGGGCAGGCAAGTCCGTGGACGGCCTCGTGGCGGAGCTGAAGGGCGTCACCAAGCAGATGAAGGCGGATGCCCTGGAGCCGTGGGAGGGCATAGTCTCCGCCCCCCCGGACAAGTCCCTTGACGACGGGTGGGCGCACATAGAGAACATGGAGACCAAGGAGGGCATGCTCAGGGAGCTTCACGGGATGCTCAGCAACGACCGCCACGAGCAGCTAATGGCCGAGTTCGAGAGGCAGCAGATTGAGGCCGCAGAGCAGCGCAAGAGGCAGCTAGAGCGCATCGCGGCAGGGCGCGGCGGCCCTGGTATCAACAGGGAGGTCATCAGGGTGGAGACAGAGGTGGGGGCCTTCAAGAAGGAGAGGGAACTCAGGAAGGGGAGGATAGCCCCCCCTCCCGTGGCGGACAGGTATGCCGCAGACAGGAGCACCGGCACGGACATAGGGGAGAGAATAAAGAGGTACCAGCAGTAGGCTACTTCTTCCCGGAGAAGTAGGAGCCGATGCCCATTGCCGCTGCTGTCCCAAGGCATGTTGCCGCAACGGCATAGGGGTGGTTGTAGAGGGGGTGGCCGGGCTCCCCCGACCTCCTCTCTTGCTCCCACCTGGAGGCATGCTGTAGGCTGCGCCAGGCGGGGTAGGCGAACCACGCCAGGGCCCAGCATACCGGCCACGCCATGGGCGTGTTGGGGGCAGGGCAGACCAGGCAGGTGACCGCTGCATAGAGGAGCCAGAAGGGCACCATCCCCACCACTATCCACAGGGCAGCGAACACCGACATATAGAGCATCCCGAGGAACATGACAGGCAGCGACCAGTCCAGCATCCACCTGTTCCCCGTCATGACGGCGCACAGGGGGAATGCCAGGAAGAAGGCAGTCAAGACCATCACTGCCTTGTTCCTTATGTACTTAAGGGTGTTCTTAAACCCGTTGGGCATCCTGAGCTTGTATACTATGTCTAGCGCCGAGTCTTTCAGCCTTTCCATCGCCCCCCCTGGGAAGGGCAGGTCGTACCTATAGAGTGTTTTCCATAGCTCGGGGTTTACCTCTACCTCCCATTCCGTCCACTCGTCAGGGTGTACCCCTTCCAGTACTTGCCAGGGCCGGAGGGGCTCCCTGGCGGCCACCAGCCTGCGCCACTGCCAGCTTTCCCTATACTCCAGTGTATCCCCGTAAATCTCCCTGTTCTTTGCCATGGTAACCCTTTCCTCCATTATCATTATACACCAGTCTACACGCCATGGCCCAGGATTCTGGCAATTCTGACATAAACAACTGCCACCTCACTAAGTAGGAGGGCACATGAGCGAGGAGACCAAGCAGAGCGCCGAGGCACAGCCGACGGCCCCCAAGTCCCTGGAGGAGGTCATCCTTGGCCTCAAGGGGTTCGGGATAGAGGAGAACGAGGAGATTCTCAACTTCGAGGCGTCCGAGAGGAAAATCAGCCTCAGGATATCCAACATCCCCACGGAGCAGGAGATGAAGGCCCTGGTGGCCACCGAGGAGTTCAAGGGGTATGCCTGGGTCCAGCGCATCCGGTGCGAGATGCTCTCCAGGGCAGTGACCTGGATTAACGGCATAAGCATCAAGGACCTTGCCCCCGAGCAGAGGATAGTCACCGACCCCACTACCCCTGACAAGGCAAGGTGTGACGTGCAGGTCGCCCTGCGCAACATACTCCTGGGATGGGGCCAGGAGGTCGTTCAGACCCTCTGGAAGATGCTCATGGTACACTCCGACAGGATTGAGAAGCGCATGCAGGCCAGCTTCCCCGACTCGACGCTTATGACCGACGTGGAGAAGCGCCTGTTCGAGGCCGCCCTCAGGGAGATACACGATGCCAGCAGGGAGGTCATAGAGGACACGGTGGCCAAGGTCACAGAGGGGCTCCTGCCCGCTGAGCAGGGCAAGGAAGGCACGGAGTAGCCAGGGGATAGCCAATGCCCGACATCAACGACCAGCAGAGGACGCTACAGGGCCTCCTCAACACGATGAACGATTTCTCGGTCACCATGGCCGCCACGATGGACATGATGAACGAGAAGACCCGCCAGTTCATCGAGGTCTCGGACAAGCTCGTTGAGAGGTGGGGCACCATGGCGGACGATGCCAAGTCGTTCGTTGCCCACGTGGACCAGATGGAGAAGGGGTTCACCGAGGTCCTCCGCATGGTCGGCAAGCTCAAGGGCGGCATATTCAACCAGCGGGAGGTAAGGTACGTCAGGGAGGACTTCGAGAAGATAGCCAAGGCGGCCAAGCAAATCCTGGACGACGAGGGCCGCACTGCTAACGAGCGCCACCGGGCGAGGCAGACGCTCGATGCCATGACCAGGAGCCTTGAGAAGCTCAGGGATGTTACCGCTGTAACCCCTAAGCTAGCGGGAGAACTCAGGAAAGAGCTGGAAGGGGTAGAGGGCACCCTTGGCTCAATCCGCAGGGAGATGGAGAAGACCCGCAGTGCATTCGATGCCGTGGGCTCGGCCCTGCGGGATACCTTCGGGAATGTAAGGCTGTTCGAGCCGTTTACTCGGTTCTTTGACAAGTATCGCAGGCTGAAGGAGACTGGCGAGAGCATCAAGAAGACAGCCGAGGAGAACATAAAGAGGAGGGTAGAGGCATACCAGGTGAAGGCTGCCGGGAGGGAGGACCCCCTCCAGGAGCTACTCCATCGTATCCCGGTCACCCCGAGGGGCAAGATAGACAAGAAGGCCCTCCAGTCTATGGGGGCAGAGCAGAGGGCAGAGGTTGTCAGGGCTGCTCAGGAGGTAGAAGCCTTAAGGCCCAAAGTCCTGGAGGGCATGGTCGAAAGGTTCAGAGGAACCCCCAAGGGCCGCCAGAGGTTGGCACAGGGCATAAGGGAGGCCGCCGGGCAGCTTGTCCGGGAGGGGGGGCCGGTAGGCCCGCTCCCAGCGCCTCCAGGTCCAGCGAGGGAGGTCATAGACTTCAGGGAGGGAGCCCCGGTAGGAGAGAGGTTCGCGGATGCTGCCCGGGCCTCCGAGACCGCCGCAGGCAAGGCGGCTGAGGCGGCCGCAACAGGTGCCTCTGCCGTAGCCGAGGCAGCGGAGACTGCTTCCGCAGTAGCGGCAGCCCCTACTGCCGGAGCAGGGGAAGGGTTGGCGGGCGGTATAGCCGCAGGGGCAGCAGCACCCGTTGCCAGGGCGCTTACAGGGGAGGGGCTGGCGGGCGTAGAGGCGGTGGCAGGTGCAGGGGCAGGAGGAGAGGCCGCCGCTGCAACGATAGGCGGGACGGTGGCAGCGGTCGCAGCCCCCGTGGCGGCCATCGCAGGCGTCCTGATAGCGCTCAAGGAGGCCTTCGACGGGATGGCGGAGGACAACAAGAAGATGTTCTCTGCCATAGGCGCGGGCGGCATCGCTGGCGGCGGCTACATGGCGATGCAGCAGGCACGCAGCCTGCTCAGGATGCCGGGCGAGCTGGGCTTCAAGTACGGCCAGACGGAGCCGAGGAACCTGGAGATGATTCAGGAGATGATTAAGTACGGGATGGGCACCCCCGAGCTGTTCAGGCCCGGCGCTGTCAAGTCTCTGAAGAACACCTTCCTCGGCGAGGCGGGGGTCAGCGGCCTGGCAGGGGTTGCGTTCGGGCCTGCGATGGTGGCAGGGATGGACACCCGGCAGGCGAGCGAGGAGACGATGAAGCTCATCGTCCAGTACGGTAAGTCCATGGAGTCCGTCCATAAGTTCTTCGTGATGCTGTCCGCCGACGTGGACGCCTCCGGGATATCCACCTCCAAGTACCTTGAGATTATCGACGACGTCAACAGCCACTTTAGCCTGCTTACCAAGAGCCTGGGGGATGTCGTCTCGGTGCTCCGCACCCTGGGGAGCACCGGGATGCTGACAGGCGAGTCCCTCAAGGAGTTCTCCCAGGCCTTCATGGTCCCCAAGGGGGCCCCCCTCCCGTGGAGGGCCTACCTGCTGGCCACTGCCCCCCAGGCACTAAAGACAGGCATGCTGAGGGGGATGGAGGCGAACGTCAGGACCCTGGGCGGGGATGTCTATAACAGCCTGGTGGATGCCCTGAAGACGACGGGCATGACCGAGAATGCAGCGCAGAAGGAGCTGAGCGATAAGTATGGTATAAAGTCCGGCGCAGACATAGAGAGCCAGGACGCATCGTATATGACCGGGGTTATAAGCGACATCTCCGGCCGTGCGGGCGAGAAGGGCCAGGAGTATACCCAGGCGGCAGGGACCACCCTAGAGACACTGACCACGCAGGTCGCCCAGGTTATAAAGGGCAGGAGGGCGCTTGCCCCTGGCGGGAGCATGAAGGACATCCTGGAGTTCCTCCCCGGCCCCCAGACGCCGGGGAACGAGATGACCATCAACCTGCTCAACGCGCTCAAGGCCGTCGCCGGGACCGGCTCCGACGAGGAGGCATACCGCAGGCTGATTGCCCCCCGCCAGGGGGAGGAGAGGATTACGAACCAACTCCTGGCGTCCCAACTGGCACCGCTGGGGAACCAGAAGGTAGAGGAGATTATGAAGCTGGTCGGGAAGCCCCTGAAGACCGCAGGCGACCTGGTCAGGCAGGCGGCCGAGGGCAGGCTCTCGCCGATACTGGCAAAGGACTACCTTCCGGGGATAGCCGAGTCCATAAACAAGGTCAGCAAGAACACGGAGCAGATAGACGTCAGCCAGAACATAGATGACCTGGGGAAGGCGGTAAAGAGCCGCCTTGAGAAGAACTTTGCCCTCCGGGGAGAGGCTACACGCGGTATGGCCGTAAGGCTGGACCTCCTGTCGGACATAGCAAACCAGGACTCCGACCTGAACCAGAGCAATGCCAAGGACGCCGAGGACCGAGGCAATGTCTTGCAACGGCACAACCTGGAGCAGGCGATAGGCATGAGGGATACCAACGACTGGCTGGAGGCCATCTGGTCGGTGCTGACTAACCAGATTTACTGGCTGCTGTCGAACACCCTCGGCAGGGCGCTCAAGCTGTTCGGCATAACGCCCCCGGAGATGGGCGTGGACAGGGACACGGGGCGGGTTGTGCCCAAGGAGATGGGAGGCCCCCACTGGGAGCCCCTGAGCAAGGACTTTGCCGTGGCATCCGGCTTTTACAGTGCAGGCGGCCCCGGCGCAGGCAAGGCAGGCGCAGGAGAGGCAGGAGAGGCAGGCGGCATTAGCACAGGCGGGGCAGGCTGGTGGGCCCTCAAGAACCTCAGTGGCCCCGGTGCATTGTGGAATACCCTCCGCTTTGCTGCCGGGCTCGCTGGGATTGGGGGCGCTGGGGCCGCCCCTACGCCCGGAATCGCCCCCGCGCCCGGTGCCCCCGAGCCTGGGGCCCTTGTCCCCGGCACAGGCAACAGCTTTGTCGATACCCTGCTGTACATACTGTCCGATGACTTCGAGGAGGCAGTATACAAGGCCCTCTGGGACAACCGGGACACCCTCTGGAAGGATGCCTGGCTCCCCAGCGTCCATCCTGGGGGCATCCCTGCTGGCCAGGCGGCCCAGCAGATGGGAGGCATGGACAAGGATGTCTTCAGTAAGGTGTTCAACGTTGACGTGAGGAACTACCAGACCAAGACGGACTACCATATGTCCGACCTAAGGACCCCCAACGGCTCGGACATAGGCACAAGCACGGAGATTACCCCCGACAAGGCCAAGAAGCTCGCTGTAGAACTGTCGAACACAGCGATAGGCCAGGCCTCTCAGAGGGGGCTGCTGCCCTCGGGCTTCAGCCCTGTCACCCAGCACTAGGAGACTTTAACCGTTTATGGGAAGCGGCCTAACCAATGTCGGCAATGCCATCGCAGGGGCGGAGGGGTACGGGGTAAGCCCGAGCAACAACCCCACCCGCAACAACAACCCTGGGGATATCAGCTCCAATGGAAGCGTAGTCTCCTACCCTACCATCGAGGCGGGCCAGGCTGCCTTGAACAACCAGATAAACCTGATAGCCAGCGGCACCAGCCCTGTCTACAATGCCTATGCCCAGTCCTTGGGCTTGTCCGACAGCTCGCAGCTCTCCATACAGCAGGTAGGCAGCAAGTGGGCGGAAGACTCCCAGAACTGGGTCAACAACGTCTCTACCTCCCTCGGCGTGGACCCCTCCACCAAGTTCTCGGACGTAGTCAACGGGACAACGCCCACCTCTGCCCCCGGCTCCCCCAACTACCAGACGGTCAACCCCCCCGGCTCGGTGGTGAACATAGGCAGCGGGGACAGCGGCCTTGCCCCCCCTACAAGCTCCCTCTATAACAGGCAGGCCTCGCAGGCGAACTCGGTCACCTCCGACAACCCTACGGTAGGCTATGGCTCCCTGTTCCCTGACGTCGTAATCCAGACCGGCCTAGACGAGACCCCCTGGTACGCGGACAAGGACCTGGTGACCGGCAACCCCAAGGTACGGGGGTCCGTGGACCCGGTAGTGTTCGAGCTTGTGCTCAGGGGCAGGGAGGACTACACCCTTTCCAACAGCCAGCAGGTGCCCATCCAGATACAGCTCAACGCCTCGCTCAAGAGCATGACCACTACCATGAAGCACGTCTTCACCCCCAAGCGCACCAGGACGGGGTGGCATGTCACCATGTGGGGGATGCAGGCGGACACCATAGAGGGGACATGCACGACCGGCGTGTTCATGAACCAGCTCGGGCTGACGGACTTCTTCAGCACCTCCACCCTGAGCAATGACCTCATACAGGCGATGACCAGCGGGTTCAAGTCCGTCTCCCAGGGGGCCGGCAACTTCCCCCTCGTGGGCATCCCCATCCCCCAGACCTTCACGGACGTGTACACCGACCCGGCCACCGGCCGGACCTATACCGGCTCTACCCAGCTCTACACCAACTACCGCCTCGGCAACCAGCAGTCGCCGTCCGTGCAGAGTTCCATCGTCACCCAGCAGAACGCCGACGAGGTCAACAAGTACCTGTCCTCGGGGGGGCACGACCCCGCCAAGGCATTCAGGGTAGCGGCCCAGGACGCCTTCCAGGAGTTCCTGTCCCTGTTCAAGAACAACGGCATGGTCTGGTTCAACACCCAGCAGGCGCTAGGGCCCAACCCCTCCGGCAACAACGAAGTACAGGTTGACGTGGACCAGTGGTCCCCCCAGACGGCCCTGTCTGCCACCAGCATGAACGCCCGCAACAACGATGTCATGACGAGGGGCTCCGTGGTGATGAGGGTCAAGGGCACCACCTACCTCGGGTACTTCAAGAGCCTCAACTGGCAGATGTCGGCTATGAAACCCTTTAGCTGGGACTTCAGTTTTGTTTTCCAAGTGGAAAAGACGCTAGGGTATATATTTACCCCAGCCTTTGCCAGCGTATCATCGAATATATGAGATATCCAAGAAAAAGCGAGGCCCTGAGGAACTGCTGGAAGGCCATGAGCCAGGAAGACCGTGACAAGAGGGCCGCTGGCCTTAGAAAGCTGGGGATAAAGCGTGCTATCAACCGGGTTGGGATGCCGTACGGGGACCTTACGGTCGTATCCTCGGCGGGAAAGAACAAGCATGGCCACTATATGTGGAACTGCTCCTGTGCCTGTGGGGGCGTCCGAGTAGTTTCTGGCCATCAGCTTAGGGACAAGAGGGTTACAAGCTGTAGGGCCTGTGCCTTGAGGAGAATATCCGAATTCCATAAGACGCACGGTAAAACCTGTAGCCCAGAATATGCAATGCTTATGAGAGCGAAGTCCCGTGCAGCCCGCAGTGGCGCTAAGTTTGACCTGACTTTGGACGATGTGGTCATCCCTGCATTATGCCCCGTGTTTGGGACTCCATTAGCTCTCGGGACGGTTAAGGATAACGATAATAGCCCGTCTTTGGATAGAGTTAACAATGAAGGGGGATATGTGCGGGGGAATGTCTGGGTCATAAGCAAGAAAGCGAACCTGATAAAGAACAGCAGCACCCTTCCCGAGCTTAAGATGCTGGTCTCAGCCCTTGAGCACAGGCGGCAGCCAGTAACGAGTGTGTCGTCAAATGTCTAGCAGCCCTGTCCAGGCCATCAACCCCTCTACGGTGACGGTCACCGCCACGCCGGAGCCCGTGTCTTATGTTGTAGACAACTCCAACACCAAGGATGTCAATGACCTAAGCGACATCCAGGTATCCAGGCCCTCGAACTCCCCCGTGCAGCCCATCCTCCTTCCTATCCGGGGAGAGAAGCGCTTCATCCCCGAGGACCCCCTGGCCCTGCTGGGGCAGTCGGCCCAGACATCGAGCGCCTTCGGCCCCTACGCCCAGAACGGGGCGGCGAACGCCTCCTTCTTCACCACGGCGGCCACGGAGCCGTTCACGGACTGGGTCACGGTACGGGTCCCCCACCGTGGGGTATCCTCCAGCTACAGCACCTCCTCCCCGGCATACGACCCGCACCTGACGGCCACCTACAGGTTCCTCATCAACCCGAACACCGCCCAGATATCCAGGAACACCGAGGACTCCCAGGCATTCGCCCGTGGGGGATGGCAGTTCGGGGTATGGGGGGAGGGGCTTATCCATGTCGCTATGGCAGGCCACACCCCCGGCTACTACTGGGCGAAGGGGCTGACGGACGAGTATGCCTACTTCACCGAGTCATGGAGGAACCTCCAGCAGCTAGTCATCGTCTTCGAGAACAACGGCTACTGGTTCGAGGGCGAGGAGGCCAACGAGGGGCCGCTTGCCCCAGGGTTCACCCGCAGGCGCATAAAGAAGCACCAGGATATCCAGCTCGTGGCCGCCAACTACATCTGGTACGGGATGTTCGACAACCTTACCGTCACCCTGGACGCCGAGCACCCCTACCGGGCGGAGTTCAGCCTCTCCTTCCTGGCATGGAAGGAGCGCACCAGGCAGGGCTCCCCCTATAGCCAGTGGGGGATACAGAACAGCACGGAGAGGGGGCACTCCTACAGTGCGGTCTCCTCCCCCGGCGCAGTCCTGGTACCGCCGAGCAATGCAGGGCAGCTAACGGCGCTGCCTCTCTCCCTGTCCCCCAGCGGCCTGTCCTCCCTCTCCTCCACCACGCCCTCGGTCATCATGGACTCGGGCCCCCAGATTCCTCCGGCCAGCGGCAGGCCAGCATCCTCTCCCCTTAGCGGCCTGTCTTCCCTTCTCTCTACCGTATCCTCGGTCGTCAAGGGCTCGCGCTCCCTGGCGCTCCCGTCCGCCCTCTCGCTATCCCCTGCCGTGGCATCCGAGGGGGCATCCCAGTACCTTGTCTCCGGGGGCAGCGGCAGTGCTACCCCCAACCTGGGCCTGTTCTCCCCTAGCGAGGTGTTTGCATAATGGGAGACTTCCTCGGCATCGAGACCCCGAGCACCGTCCGGCAGCCCGAGCAGGTGGAGCCCCCCATGGCTTCTTCCCCTGCCTCTTCCAACAGCATCAGGAACATAGCCCAGACGGTGCAGGAGAGGGAGATAGTCAAGACCTGCCCGGACGTGGTGGTGTACATCGAGGGCAAGCCCTATATCACCAACCCCTTCATAAACCTCAACGACTCCAGGAACCAGTCCAACTCCCAGTCCACGTCCGTGCCGTTCAACGACTACATAGACTCGTTCTCGGTGTCCTACCAGGTTGACAACCTTGTCCCGACCGCCAGCTTCAGCCTCAACATCCCGGCCAGCCGCAAGTACCTGTTCCAGGCACCGGGGGGCAACAATATCCTGGAGCCTATGATGCAGGTCCAGGTGTTCGCCAAGGGGTACTTCTTTGCCCAGAACGGCAATACCCTCTACTACCGTGTGTTCAAGGGCCTTATAACCAGCGTCTCCTATACGGACACGGGCACCGCCCTCCAGGTAGCGGTCAGTTGCAAGGGGACCATGCACTTCCTCGACCTGATGTACGTGGACCTCCAGACCTCGCAGATTACCAACTCCCCCACGCCCGTCACGCCCTTCAACAGCAACCAGTACTTGATGAGCCCCTACCAGATGCTCGCCGACATATTCACAAGGTCCGTCACCTTCGAGGGCTTCCAGCTAACCTCCATACAGCAGGACAGCCTGAAGGCCGGCACCTCCGACTGGAAGGACTCTGTCAAGGCCCAGTTCATCAGCAGGTGGCAGACAATCCTCACCAACGTGACAAGGGACGTCCGCATCCTGGGCTACGGCTACCAGGACATCACCGGCCTCCAGGACAGCCAGGCCCAGGTGGGGGTACTCTATGATACGTTCACCGCCGAGCCTAAGGACGCCGTGGGGCAGATGGCGTATAACATGCGTGCGAGCACCAACAGCCGTGTCCCCCAGAAGTCCATCATAGCCCAGGCCAGCGACAAGGACCTGTATATCAACATCATGCGCACCTACCTCCCCGACTTCCAGGTGGCCGCCGTCCAGCAGCTTGGGGGCAAGACAGTGCCCCGCTCGGAGAGGATAAGGTTCATAGCCAACCTCATAGGCTACGAGGGGTACCAGGACCTTGACGGGGCCATCGTCTTTAAGCCCCCCTACTACAACCTGGACGTCACCAACCTGGGGACGGACCCCGCTGCGCAGGGGCAGGGCGGCAGCTTTACCAGCAGTGCGACGAGCGCTGCCAGCTACATAAGGGCCAATGCCAACCCCTTCGTGGTGTACCTGAGCGAGATAGAGACGGAGACGGAGGTGGAGGACGAGGCCAATGTCAGGGCCACCCGCATGTGCGTCCAGCCAGACTTCATGAGCAACCTCCACTTTCCCTCGGCCGAGGGCCCCCAGGTGCTCCCTGTCGCCGACCATATCGACATCGCCAAGCTGGCCAAGTTCGGCCTGCGCGAGCAGCCCCTCCGCAACCTCAACTACCTCGGCCAGAACGACCTCATAGCCCTGTATACCTATGCGGTCAGCGAGCTTAACCGGGCCAACAGGGGGTACCGCACCTATACCTTCTCCATCCCCCTGCGCCCCGAGATACGGCTGGGGTTCCCCATGTACATCCCCCATAGGGACATGTACGGGTACATCAACAGCGTCAGCATATCCTACCAGCAGGGGCAGTCGGCCACCATGCAGGTAACCCTGGACACTATCCGCAGGCGTCCTCTCCTGCCTACCTACACCACTGTCACGGACGCAGGCGGCAACCAGAGGCAGGTGACCACCTATGTAAGCCAGAAGGACCTGGTGCTCGAATGGACGGTCCCCCCATCCCCCTCCGATGCCTCCTCCTCCCCTGCCCAGACTGCGCCGTCCTCGTCCGGCAGCGGCGGGAGCGCCCCCGCAGGCTCCGGGAGCACCGGGGGAGGGAGCCCTTCCACCAGCCCCCTGGTCAACCTGCCGGGCACCCCTGCCACCCTCACGCAGCCCCCCGATGCCCCGTTCCACCCGCAGGAGTGGGAGTACCTCATGTACAAGAAGGAAAAGATTGGCAACCTGTATGCCACGAGGTTCGACACCAAGGGCAAGAGCTTCCGCTTCCAGAATGATGTCGTGACCGCCGCTGACCTCAACATGGCCGCCGATGACGGCTCAACGTTCCCCAACTCCCCACCGCTTTCCCTTGGCAAGCCTTTCTTCAGCGGGGATACCTGGGGGACAGGCAGCGGCATAGACATGCGCTACTACAAGAAAATCCAGACGTGCCAGCCCTATACGGACGACAAGGGGTACGAGGTGGTAAGCCCCTTCCCGTGGGGGAGATGGATAGACGTCAACACCGCCATCCGCCACTCCAGGCAGGGCATCCTCTCGCAGAGCGCCAACCTCCAGGGGGCAGGGCAGGTGCAAAACCTGAACGTGTTCCTGTTCGCTGGCATAGCCTCCCCCGGCCAGGGCGACATCAGCTCTACCCTGAGCAAGTCGCTCAGCTCCGACCTCAGCCTCAGCTCGAACGGGCAGGCGTCCGCCTCCGGGAGCGGCTATGACTCGGTGGAGCTGGACTCGGTCATAGAGCTTGAGACGCCGCAGGCTAACTCAGTAGGCAATGATGACCTCCTGACCCAGCTTGCCCAGCCGGACATGCAGAGCAAGAGCCCCCAGTCCGGCATCAACGACATAGCGAACCGCCTCGGCGTGTTCGTCACCGGCGGGGTGTCCCTGCCAAACGTGCAGACGGTACAGGGGACGGCAAGCAAGGTGACCCCTAACCCGGCCCCGCAGTCCCCCCAGGGGACGGGGGCCCCGTTCAGCATCCCGCTCCTTACCGAGGGTACCCCCCTGGCAGGGTAATAGGTAACCATGGGCGACTACAGGCTGCCGATGTCCGAGTACACGAGGGAGATGGAGCAGTTCTCCGTCTTCGTGGGCACGGTAGCGTCCGTGGACTGGGAGCGCCATGTCTGCTCCGTGGAGGACCTCCGCTCCAAGTACGTCTACCGCGAGGTCGGGCTCATCCCCTGCTCGCACAGCTCCTACGAGTCTACCGACATACGGATGCCCGAGGAGGGGGCCCTGTGCCTGTGCGCCCCCGTGGCGCACTTCGGGGGGCACTCGCAGGTGGCCATCCTGACCTGGGTAGTGTCCCAGACCAAGCAGGCGGTGGACTCCATAGCCCGCAAGGACTTCGACACCATCCCCGGCCTCAACGAGCGCAAGCGGGGCAACTACCGCAAGGCCTGGGCAGGGGACCAGGCATCCTCGTTCGTGGGCGGGTACTCCGAGAGGACAGGCTCCGGCTGGGACAGGTCGTCGGGGGGCTTCGACAGAGAGGACGTGGACGCCGACAGGCGCACCTGGACTACCCTCACCTCCCGCCACGTGGACTACTCGGACGCCGGGCTGGGGTTCGAGGGCCCCGCAGTCCGCCTGGACGCCACGACCGTCAACCCAGCGTCCGGTGTCATCCCCACCACCATGCCTGACGGCTCCAGGGAGTATACCGTCTTCCTCCAGCCTGGGGCCAGGCTGTCCGACAGGTACCTGAAGGGCAAGCAGGACATCCTCCCGTTCACGGAGCGCGTGTCCCGCGTGCAGGAGTTCGCCCTCGACTACCCCCTGCCTCCCGAGGTCATGCAGACCGACCTCCTGGACTATGTCCTCGGCACTACCCAGGACCCGTGGAAGAGGACTACCCTCTCCTCCCAGGGCCCGTTCCAGGTGGACAGCGCGACCTACTTCGCCAGCCAGGCCTTCGACCACCCGACCGACACCTCCAAGCAGCCTGTCGGCCCGACCCTTGGCGAGGGGGCGACCCCGGCCCGCAAGGGCTTCATCCTGGAGCGGGCCGAGGGCACCCTTATAGGCTGGAACAGGTTCGACCAGGGCACCTATGGCCTGGCGCTCAAGCCTGTCCTCTCCGCCCTTACCACCAACCAGGACACCAACGGCGGCGGCCGCTTCGGGGCGGACTTCCAGAGCGGGTACAACCCCGTGAAGGACTCTACCGACCATGACGAGGCCCGCCTGGCCGCGTCATGCTACTCCGTGCGCTTCCCCAGCGAGTACAACACCACCCGCTGGGACGTGACCAAGGAGGGCATGCTGACCTTCGAGGTCGGCAGCACCATCCCCAGGGAGAATACCAACTTCCCTGCCAACCCTGCCCCCAACGGCATCTACGAGCACCCGCATGGGGCCGGGAGGAGCGTGGAGGGGCACATGGTCGGCTCCCTCAAGCTGGTCGTGGGCAAGAACAGGGACGAGGAGGACTCGATAGACCTCCAGGCGCTCGGGCAGAGCGTGCTGCGCCTCGGCTGCGACGATGCTACCCTGCCGGACTCCGGGCGCAAGGTCCTGACCCAGAACAGGCAGAACAGCGATGCCGTCCAGAGGAGGGCCCTCCAGTACTGGGATGCCAGCCACCGCAAGCTGAAGGGCATCGGGGACGCAGGGACGCTTGAGAACAAGCTCATGGCGGAGGCCATCAGCCTGAGGATGGCGACGGACGGCGGCGTGGTGGCGAGGCTCGGCGCACGGCGGGACAGCGAGAGCCCCGTGGTGATGCGCAAGCACCTTATGAACGGCTACTCGGACGGGCCGGGGAAGAACTTCAGCCCCACGGAGAAGAACTCCCATAGCCCCGGCCGCCCGGTCTACCCCTCGCCTGGCGACAAGACCTACCGGTTCCACGACCTGACCGTGGCGGGGCAGCCTACGGGCAGGGGGTTCTCGCCCTACAACTCCTGGCTGGGTAACCCCGTGTCGCCGGGCATGGACCTGCACGGCAAGTCGCTCGACCTGCACGCCGTGCGGGACGTGCTCCTCCGCATCGGCAAGAACCCGGCCTCCTGGCAGTCGCTCATGCTGGACCTGGACGGCGGCGTCGTGCTGGCGGCGGGGAAGGACCAGCAGGGCAGGTCGCTCACCGGGGCGCTGGACGGCGGCGTGGAGATGACCATCGGGCAGTCGAGCGCCAAGAAGGGGCTGCGCCTGGAGATTACCGGCGACGTGGACATGATGGTCTACGGGAACTATCACCTGAACGTCACCGGGGACATCATCATGGAGGCCACCAACTTCCGTAAGATTACCAAGATAGCCGACATCAAGACAGCGCAGACTATCCATGAGGTGGCGCTGAGCCTGCACACGACGGAGGCCCCGGACATCCAGAACAACGGGATAAGCTACCCGTACCAGGTGTCGCCTGACCCTGGAATCGACCCGGCGATATAGGAGAGTATGGGAGGCGGATTCAACCAAGCACTGGCGAGCGCCGAGCTTTGGCCCATCAAGGCCAAGAAGAAGGTCGTCAACTGGAACCCCCTGGGCGACCCGACCGTGGAGAAGTTCTACCACAAGGCCATGGAGGACGGCCGTGCCCTGGAGACCAGCATCACGGACGCCAACCACTGGCTCATCCAGCGCCGTAACCAGCTCATCAACAAGGATATCCCCCACGCCATCAACTATATCGCCTCGGCCACCCATGCCGAGCCCGACAACCCGATAAAGGCCATCCTGCTCGCCAAGGACGTTATCACCTTCATGAAGTTCCTGGTGAAGATGCAGCAGGAGGTCGTGCAGCTCATCCAGGCGATGGTGCAGAACATCGGCATTATCGAGTCCATGCTCCAGAACATCGTGCAGAACATCCAGGCGAACCTGAACGCCATCGCCAGCCTGCTGCACGACATCTGCAATTGGGCGCTCCCGGACCTGCCCAGCATCCCGAACCTGTTCGCGGACACCATCTGGCACTGGAACGGGTTCAACTTCTTCCCGCTCTCCTCCTTCGTGCCGCACATCAAGTTCGATGCGAACTTCGCCTTCGGGCAGTGCCAGCTCCACGTGCCTAACGTCAACATCCTCAGGAACTTCCCCAGTAACCTGTCCAACTACAACGGGCTGACGTTCGGCACGCCTGTCTTTGTCCCCCCTCTGGGCGGGATTATCCCCAACACGGGCACCAACCTGAGCGACCCGGCGTTCATCCAGAAGATGCAGTCCACCCCGACCCCCCCTTACCTGACCGGCGACCATACGTACAGCCTGCCCTTCAACCCCCTGAACACCTCTGCCAACACAGGGGGCACGACGGGCCCCGGGCCCGGGGGCCTGAGCAACGTGGACGGCTCCGCAGCCGCCAACCCTAACGGGACGGTCCCCTCCATGCTCGGGAGCCTCCCCAACCCGAACATGGTCATCTCGGCATACCAGATGCCCCCGTCCGAGTACCAGGGCAATATCGTCAGCATCGTGCCGTCCGTGCAGACGCCTGCCGTGCCCGCCACGCCTGCCACACCCACCACCCCCGCTGCCCCCGCTGTCCCCCCGTCCCTCCAGTCAGGGGCGCTCGGCAGGGACGTGGTCGAGCCTACCGACCCAGACTACTCCAGCCCCGACCTCGTCACCCGCCAGGCGAACCTGCGGGCGGACCTCGTGCGCTACGTGACCCTGGGCAACGTGGTGGACAGCGGCTACGACCCCATCCTGACCTCCGCCTGGCTGTTCTATGTCGGCGGGGCAAGGGCAGGGAGGATGGGGCAGTGGATTGCCAGCTTCCAGGCGGCCTACCAGCAGTACGTGCAGCCCTCCCTGGACTACCTGGCCAGCGGCCCCGTGCCCTGGAACAGGGTGCTCTCCGGCACCGGCCTCAGTGCTGGCCCGCAGGCAATCCCCCTCATAGCGGCCATTGCTGCCATGGGCCCCATCGCCCAGGGCAACGCCCTGTGGAGGCTGTCCTATATCGAGGCTGCCATACTAGGCTACCCGCGCAACACCCGCTGGGATGCCTATGCCGACCTCAACTATACCGGCAGCTTCACGGGCACGGACCTCGACTACTCCTCCGTGGCCATCGACTACACCTCCACCACTACCGTCACGCTGGGGGAGGGGGAGGCGGCCTACCCCGTGCAGTGTACCTTCCCCTCGGCGATAGGGAAGGTCCTCCAGCAGGTTATCGCCATAGCCGACAGCAGGATACGGCTGGACGCCTCCTACCAGAGCGTCTACCCCCAGTGGCGCTATACCTACAACCAGTTCGCCATCGCCGCCCCCGTGGACAGGTTCACCCAGTTCTGGAGGACGTTCAACGGCAGCCTCCAGAGCCTCCTCCTGACGGACCCCTATGTCGTCCAGTTCGTGTGCGCCTACGAGGCGTCCCTGGACTCCGCCATAGACCCGCTCGGGGACCTTGCTATCTACAGCACCGTCAGGACGGACGCCAACAGCAGGAGCCGCTCGTGGGTGCCGGGCTCCCCCCTGCTCGCCGTCCCGGTCGCCCCGGTAGTGGTGTACTCCAGCGATGCCACGGAGGCAGACCCGGACAACAACGGGTGGCCGGGGGGGGTGCTCAACCCTGTCGCCTACCTTGCCCGCCCGGACATCCAGGGGCAGCCTATCCCCGTGCAGGCGGCCATGCTAGGGTGCAACGAGGCGGCAAGTAACCTGATGGCGCTCAAGGGCAGCATGATGTCGCTGGCCGCCACGGCCATCGACAGCGTCCAGCAGCAGATTCAAGGCCTGTCCAACTTCGGCTTCCAGGTGGAGAGCGCCAGCGCGGTGACCGAGGTGCCCCCCGGCACGGGCGGGGCGCTTGTCCAGTTCGACTCCATAGACTTCGACCTGACCGGCTATGTGACCAGCGAGACGAGCTTTACCATCACGTCGGCAGGGGCGTACGTCATTACCGGGCAGCTCATGTGGGGCAGCGGGGGCGTAGGGGTAAGGACAGTCAATGTCTATGATACCTCGGGCTCCCCCCCGGCCACCACGGTCGTGGCCACTGCCTCCACCCAGCCCAGCCAGGCAGGGCCGGTCACCCTGCCCTTCAGCGCCCAGCTAAACCTCGGCCTGGGGGACGTCCTCACGGTGGTCGCCACCCATAGCCTGCCGGTGGCCCAGGACATAGAGGCGGGCAGCATCCTGAGCTGTGTCCTGTACTCCTCCTCCGAGCCTGTCCCCACGCCCCCCTCTCCCTCCACGGCCGGCACGCAGGTCTTTACCGCCGATGCCGACCTGGGGGCGCTCACGGCGGTATACGTGGCCCCTGACGGGGGGGTAATGCCCGTGGACCCGACCTCCGTGTCCCAGGGTAGCCCTCCCTTCTCCTCCGATGCCTACCCCTTCGTGGACGGCATCACCCTCAACTCCGCCACGGCAGGGAGCCCCGTTACCGTGGCGACAGGCTACGGCTCCCCCTTCCAGGTCCCTGGGGCAGGGTTCGTGCAGGGCGGCCTGCTCTATGCCGGGCCGGGGAGCGCCAGCCCCCCTGCGGGGGTAGGCACGGTCACCCAGGACTACCAGGGCACCGTACTTCCTAACTGCTCATGGGTAATATGTGTGGGAAGGGCACTGGACTCGGAGGACTTTGTCTACGAACCACATTTGCCAACTCGTGTTGTAATGTCTTTCTAACCTCTTAATTATGAGAGCAGTAGCCTTCTACCGTTATCCTCATCCCATGGTCCCCAAGAAATGGGTCTATACGGGCCAGACTGTTGACCCTGCTAGGCGGGACATTACTCACCGCCTTGGGAGGGACGGCTTTGGCCGTAGGTTCAAAAGGCTGTTTCCAGGCATCAAGCTGCCCGAGATGGAGGTCGGATGGCATGAGCCCGTGACGGATAGGCTAAAGGCCAAGCTAATAGAGACCGAGGGGATGTTCCGGTTCCATACCTGGCGGGGGTATCCTGGCGGCATGAATCTGACCTTGCCGGGACTTGTTGACTATGAGAGCCTAGGTAAGCTCGGGGGCAGCATCAGTGGCCATATTACGGGTCTTGCCCAAGGCAAGAAGAATGTCGAAACTGGGCATATAGTGAGACTTGGGCGTTCCCAGGGCCGTAAGAATGTCGATACTGGCCTTCTAGCCAGGGTAGCACCGCTCGGGGGACATATAGGCGGGCATATCTCGGGGAGAATGAATGTGGAGAGAGGTCACCTCGCCAGCCTTAGGACACCTGAGCACCAGAGAGAGGCTGCCCACCAAGCAGGCCTCAAGACAGTCGCTCTTGGTATTGGTATCCATGCTCCAGGGGTGGCTGCAAAAGGCGGAAAGACCACTGGTCCAACTAATGGTCACAAACTTGGCAAAAGTGGCATCGGTAACTGCCTCCGCTGGAACGTCCGCCGTGGCAAGCCCTGCACCTGCGGGCACCACTCCTAATTTCAGAAGTGCTGATATGTAGTCCTTCTAGGACAAAACTACTGATATCTTCCAGTTTTCTCCAGGTTTCCCCCCCGCAAGCCCCCTTTGCGGGGTATACTACTTGAAGGAGGACGCACAGGTTGGACAGGCTTAGGACCACCATTGCCGCCCTGGTATTATCCGGCACGGCCCTGGTCTCTGCCGGGTCCCCGGCCCAGGTAGTGTGGGAGTCCAGGGGCAAGGCCTCCTCCTATGGCAGGGAGAGAGCGGGGCACAGGACCTCCAGCGGGGAGGTGTTCAACCCCCGCAGGCTTACCGCCGCCCACCGTACCCTTCCCTTCGGCAGCATCGTCCTGGTCACCAACCTGCGGAACGGCAGGCAGGTGGAGGTCAGGATAAACGACCGGGGGCCGGGGTACCCTAACCGCATCATCGACGTCTCCTCCGCCGCAGCCCGGAGGCTGGGGTTCGACGGCCTTACGGACGCCTCAATCCAGGTATTATACTACGGGGAGACGGCGGGCTACAGCTACCTTGCCCTGCTCTGCCGTGCGGGGGAGGGCAGGACGCTGCCGTGCTCCTCCTACTTCGTCGCCCCCGGCCATGAGGAGGAAGCCTATGAGGCTCATTATCTTGCAGGAAGAGCTTTACGAGTATCTATGCTACGTCGTAGAGTCGTACGCCAAGAGAGGCATAGACCCAAGGGAAGGGCTCTCGCTCTATCATCTGCACAGGGCGGTGAGGAGTACCCCCGAAGTGGACGAGCGGCAGGCGGCCAAGCTGGCCATCGGCGCGGACGGCAACGCCTCCCTGTCGGTGGATAGCCAAGCTAATCCCCCACAGCAGCCTCCTCCGCAGGAGCCTCCTTCTCCTCCTCCTTCCGAAGGCAAGGAACTGAACAGCGGGGACCTTATTAAGGGCTGGTAAATGGGAGAGATAAAGTACCCTATCACCGTAAGGAAAATCAAGTACTCTGAGCCTGTCCAGACATCGTACCGCAGGGTCGGCATGTGGGTCAAGGTGCGCCCCTGCGCCGAGGACTGCAAGGGGAAGACCTTCCTGGGCGTCTACCTCGGGGACCTGACCCTGTCGAGCTTAGTGCTGTACTACCCGAAGACCAAGGTGCTGGAGGTATGCCCGCACCAGAACCCTGCTATCTTCGTTCCCGACCTGGGGCGTATCGTGTGGGGGTGCGAGTCGTGGTGGGGGGAGGTCGAGGGCCCGGAGGACCTCCGCCAGATTACCGATGCCGACATCCAGAACGTGTGGTATGTCAGGGCCCTAAAAGAGCTGTCAAAGGCGGGCTCCCCAGGAACTCCGCCTCCTCCGCCAGCCTCCGCCTGAGCAGCCCGGCGACCACCTTACCGCCTACCTTGTCCCACCGCTCGAACTGCCTTGCCGCGTCCGGAAGGTCGCCCTCGTTGACCAGCCTGAGCAGTGTCGAGTGGTCGAAGTTCCACCTGCCGCAGTTGAAGGTAAAGTCGGTCAGGGCATCGAACTCCCCCTGGGTGGGCTGTATGCCCACCATCGCGTTGACTTCCCCCTCTGCCCAGGCATAGTCCTGCTCTAGCCACTGCTCCGCCTGTGCCTGCGTGCAGGCCATGCCGGGCCCTACCCCGCTCCCTGTATGCCCGTACCCTATCGTCCAGATGCCTCCCAAGTCCTGGTATGACTCCAGGCTCAGGCCCTCGAAGCTCTCGGTTAGCTGTATCCCTTTCCTGGAGTAGGTCATAGGCGGGACTATCATATGCCCTCCCTATACCGCCACGTCCAGGTAGGCGGTGTCCCTGCCAAAGTCCACGCTCACCACCATGCTGCTGGTGACGTCCTCCGAGCCAGGGTCCGGCGTGTATATGACGGATACCACCCCGTTGGCGTATGACAGCCCGGCCGGCAGGAAGCCTACCAGGCTGGTGGGATAGTTGGGGTTGCCCAGGGCATAGTTGTCCGCCAGCATCAGGCCATCCTGGAGGAGGAAGGTCATCCATAGCGCCAGCTCCGGGGTGCTCTCGTCCAGTATGGCCATGGACGCCCTCCCGAGCAGAACCAGCCCGTAGGCAGGGAAGGCCGGGGAGGTGCCCCTGTACGGCCCGGGCGGCTCCGTGTACCAGGAGGCCACGGAGGGGGGGGAGTCCTCTACCCCTGACGTGTAGCGGGAGCCGTTGGCTGCGAACCCCGTATGCCCATTGTCCTCAGGGAAGTAGAAGCTGTCCTCCCCTGACTGCTGGATGAGGGCCGTGGCGGTTATCGGCTGGTTGCCGTAGGCGTAGGGCTGGGCTTGAAGGATTGCCATCTCTAATCCTCTGACTTTGCTCCTACTAATTAGATGCGAAGTCAAGGCGGAGAACTATGCTTGAGTATCCCTCGGTAGTTTCCAGGACGCTTGACCCGGCCGGCAAGAGCCTGCTGACCGTCGTGGCCCTGCACGACCATGAGATTTCCGATGCGGACGTCAACCTCATCCAGGACCTCCAGGGCTACAAGCGGCACCAGGTGCTCAAGGACGGCCCGGCGACCTCCGGCTGCCTGACCTGGAGCCCCCTTGCCTTCAGCACCTCTGTCCCCAACACTTTTACCGTCCCCTCCTTCGACGTCCTGTTCAGCGGCGAGGAGGTCACGGTGACTGGCTACCTCTCTGCCGACCAGGCACTTAACCAGGTCGTCCTTCCCCCTCCGGCCCCCTGGCCCTCGTCCGACGAGCCAGCCAGGGTATACGTCGTCTTCCTGGAGCTTTGGTACCAGGCGCTAGACCCTACCACCGGGGCGGGGTACTACTCCGTCACCGACCCCGTGACCGGGGCCATCTCCAACTTCTTCTGGCCCTACGGCTGCATCAACCCCGACCCGAGCCTCTACGAGTCCATGCCTGACGACTCGGTGGACATCTTCGGCAGCCTTACCGCAGGCGGGGGCCTCTACACCACCCAGCGTGCCCAGATACAGTGGAGCATGAACGTCCAGCGCGTGGGCCTGAGCTACGACTTTACCAGGTACCGCTACGGCCTTGACCCGGTCGGGACCGGCCCCCTCCAGGCAGTCTACTCGCAGGCCGCCCAGCCCTCCCCCATCACGCTGGACGCCACCTACCAGTTCCAGAACCTCGGGCCCGTCACGGGGGACACCGGGCTATGGAGGGCGGGCAACGGCAGCCCCACCAACTCCCTGGGCACCCTGGACGGGTACAGCTATGCCATGCCGGTCGCCGTGGTCTTCCAGCGCAACAGCGGCATCTTCAGCCTGGGCTCCAACATCTTCGGGTGCGCCAGCGCCGGGACCTCCGACTCCGGCACGCTCGCCACGGGCATATCCGGGCGCTTCGACCTCCGCCTGGCCGACCAGGTGTTCCCGGACGACACGGTGGACACGAGGCAGTCCGTGAGCCTGGACGGCTGGGACTACGAGAAGCTGTCCGGGGAGGGGTTCACGGACATCATAACCGGCAGCCTCAGGTCGGCTATCGGGCGCGGGAAGCCCCCCGGCATGAGCCCGTACGACCTCGGCTCGGCGCTCGACTACTATGTCTCGGTAGCCCCGGCCATTATCCCCAACACCAACACGGTAGGGGCGTTTGACGGGTTTATGAACGGCTTCAGCTCCGACCAGAGGACCTTCTACGTCACCAAGCAGGTCAGCATCTACGGCACTCCCAGCACGCCCCAGAACCCTGACGGCACCTCGGGCACGATAGGGAAGTCCGTGGGCACCGCAGGGGCGTCCTGGTCCCAGAACGATGCCTTCACCATCTGCCTGCCCTCGGCATCGACCACCGTCTCCGCCTCCGCTACCATCACCTCCGCCTTCGTGCAGGGGCTCAATACCCCGGTGGGGGGAGGGGCCAAGGTCCCCGTCAGCCTCCTGTCCGGCGCACAGGTGCTAGTGCAGGGCCTCAACTCCCGCACCATCGTGGTGTCCTTCCCGCAGAACCTCTACGGCACGCTCTATGACCCAGGGGCCAGCAACATCTATGTCACCCTCGGCATCACCTACCCGGCAGGCGGCAGCGCCAGCCTGGTCAACATCCCTGCCGCCGTGGACGGGGGCTCCCTCTACGACGGCATCACAGGCAAGGCCCTGCCGGTCTCCGGCGTCTCCGAGTATGCCATCCAGGCACAGCAGATAGCCCCGCTGGCCTACCAGGTGTGGTCCTACAACCCCGAGTACTCCAGCGTCCAGTTCGGCACCAGGGTATGGGTCCGGGTGGCAGGCTCCAGCGGGGTCCAGCAGACGGTCGCAGGGGGGGTCACTACCACCTTCGTAGTCCCCACCCAGGGCATCAGCGGGCAGGTCAACGGCCTGTACGTGGTCGGGGCCTGGGACCTTGCCACCGGCAGCCCCTACGCCATAGCCTCCAGGACGATAAGCGGCACCAACTGCATCGTCACCATCCAGGCACCCGTGGCCTCCGCGTCCACGGTGGTCATGTCGTTCATGGCCCAGGACACCGCCCAGATAGCCTATAACCCCTCCGTCATGGGGGTAACCCAGATAGAGGAGACGGTGCTCTTCGGAACCTATGCCCATACCCCTAGCTCCCCTGCCAACTCCCCTAGCCTATGGACAGACAGCAGGGTCGTGGTGGAGTCCGTCTCCTATGACAGCGCCTCGGGCGCGAGCACCGTGGTCCTGGCAGGCAACCGCTGCACCATCAAGGGCATATCCGGCAACGACATCGGCAGGCTGGTATGGGTCCAGGACCAGCTAGGCAACCTCAATGCCGTGCCTGTCTCCACGGCCAGCTTCAGCAACGGCTATGCCATAGTCGTGGTGCCGGGCACCAACCTCGACCAGGCGCAGGGGGGCAGTGCCTTCCTGTTCGTGGGCTCCATCCTCCCGGCCCTCTCCCCGTCCTCTGTCCTTACGGTAGAGGAGCGCTATGTCCCCTACCAGGGCGAGGGGGTCGAGGGCCATACCTACGAGGTCCTGTATGCCTCCGACAATGCCCTGATTACCACCAACGGCACCGGGACGGCCCCGGTCATAGGGCTGGCGGACGTGTTCCCCTACAACCGCCAGGTCCCCATCTCCACCACCCTCCCCTCCCAGGTGGGGTGGTCGGACGCCACGCTCGCCAACACCCCGCTGGCCACCCTGTTCGACTCCAACTACGTGGCGATGCGGCAGGGCAACGTGGAGACGGTGTTCGAGGCACCGCTGCACACCAATGACTTTATCCTGCCCGTCAACCGGGACATCAGGAAGCAGATACAGCTCCTCCAGGGCGGGAGCGGGGGCAGGGGCTTTGCCAAGGCCCTCCCGCATGTCGGCTTCGCCATCGAGCCGCCTGTCCCCAGGACCGTGCTGGGGCAGAACCTACAGTCCACTACCGCCCCCATCGTCCTGTACGTGAACAACGTCGGGGGCAACGACAGCAACAACGGGCTCACCCCCCAGGCTGCCAAGCTCACCATCACCGGGGCGGTCAATGCCCTTCCCCCTGTGCTCCGCCACCCCTGCTCTATCCAGCTTGTCACCACCGGGGTGCCCTACACCATCGCCAATATCTCGTCCTCCCTCCAGATTATAGCCCTGGGAGACGGGACGATAAGGACGGCAAAGTGGTACGCGCTCGCCAACCTGGCCTTCAGCATCCAGGAGGAGGGCAGGGTCGTAATCACCAGCACGGCCAACGCTACCCTCCCCATCACTATCGACGCTACGACCTGGGCAGGGTTCGGGGACGGCCCGACCTCGGCCTTCTTCGTCAACAACAGCCGGGTGCTGTTCAATAATATCCTGTTCCAGGGCTTCGTCAGCCCTGCCGTGTACGGCATAGACTCGGACATCGAGTTCGTAGGCTGTTTCTTCAGCAACAATGCCCAGGCAGGGGGGTTCGAGCAGGGCAGCGGCGTGATAATGACAGGGGGGAGCATATCCCTGCCCATGGGAGGCACCGGGTTCGTGCTCTCCCAGTCGGAGCTGACCGTCTCCGGGGCACTCCTGGCAGTGGCCATCGGGGCAATCCCCGGGGCCTTCTTCACGGCGGAGCGCTCCTCCTGCGTCAACCTGTCCCAGCACCAGGCATCGCAGGAGACGGGCGTGCTCCCCACCACGGTGATAGCCTATGCCCAGCTCAATTCCAGCATCGTGGCGGACAGCACCTTCCAGAGCGCAGGGGAGGCGGTCCTGACGGCCAACTCGATACTGGCACGCTCCGTGAGCATAGACCCGTTCCTAGGAGGAGTCAACGCCGACAGCACGTCTGCCGTGGTGACACAGATATAGGAAAAAGCTATGAGCCTACCCCTGCTTCCGGTATCCCCGACTGTTGCCAATATCGACGAGAGCTTCAACCTGGCGGTCAACTGGACCCCGCATGCCATC